ACGCTTCCAAAAATATCTCTTTGCTGGGGATTTCCGTAAACAATCCTGAAAGATGCGATATGTATAGTTGTTCTATGCATTGTTGATGTCTAAAGCCCCGATGCCTTTAGGCTCGTGGGTAGTTTACAAAACAATAGTCAAATATGCTAAATCACAAACGTCTGATTCAGTTCCGACAGCATAAACGGACTACGGATAACTTCAAACCAGCTGAAACCAAACCGATGTTATCTGTAGCCGAAATTTTAACTTAACAACTATGACTTGTACAGAATTTAAAATAAGGGTTTCGGAAGTTATAAATTTTTCAAATGAAGCCGAAAGAAAAAGATACTTCAAAATATCAAATAAAGAACTTCAACGAGCAGGAGTTGCTTTTAAAAATATATCTACCGATAAAGAAGTAAAAGATGGTTGGTTGAAATTTAATAAATACCAAGCCGATTGGGAATCGTATTGTAGAAAATCAAAACACGAAGCAATGATGAGGAAAAACGACAATTATGTAGATTATTCTCATTTAGCTTACAATGGAGTTGCAGACGATTTTTAATCGGTTACAGATAACGTTAAAAGGCTTGGTTTTCGGCGGGGATTAGAAGCGAAAACTAAGTATAAACACAAAACTAAATTAAACAACAAATAGCACTACTTATAACATTCATACCCGCTGAAACCAAACCGATGTTAGCAGAAGTTATAATTTATAAATATGAAAAAATTCACTCAAAAAATAGCAAAAGATATAGCACAAGACCAACTAAATTGGACTATTGGTTGTTTATTAGGAACTGATGACCCTGATTATAATTTAGATACTGATATATCAGAATTTGAACAAAATTTTGAAGAGAGATTGGAAGAAATTGGGATAAATTCAACTCCAAAAAGATTAGAAAGCATTGTAAAACATTATGAGAAAATGACCTTACAAATAAAGCATTATTTAAACAGTAAAATTAAAACAGTTTCGTTTTAATAATTTCTGCTAACGTTAAGGTGCTTTGTGCAGTAGGGGATTTTGTAAACGGAACTTTCAACCTACCACAGAAGCCGATTAGAAGTACAAATGTTCAATTAACCACGTCAGCCCCTATTGCACAAAACACGTGTTATGGGCTGCCGTTTCAAGATAATGCTCTGGGAGGGCTTTGTAAAACCCACAATTAAAACAAATGGATACAGAATTAAGAAGTGCGGGAACTCTAAGTAGCAGACCCGAACCGATGGCAGATTGTGTAAATGAAGCAGCGCCAACTCCTATGGGAGAAAACAAAATTAGACAAATCAATATCGAAGAGGTGAACAGGGGTTACATTGTTCGTGTTGGTTGCCACACCTTTGCTATTAGCACAAAAGCGGAGTTGACAACCAAGCTTACCGAGTACATCAATGAACCTGCCAAGACTGAAAAGAAATGGTACTCTGGTGATTTGTTTTAAAATTGTGGGTTTCGTAGGATGGTCTTTCGGGGCTGTCCTACGGTTGCCCATAACGTTTGGCGGCTTGGCGATGGCGGTTTTTATGCGCAAAGAACTTTCAAAACCGCTATTGCAAAACCAGTGTTGTGTGCAGTGCGAATTACAGAAATTATTAACAATTAAAAAAAATATATTATGGGAAAAATGACAAGTATTATGAATATGGCACTTATGATAGGGGCTGTTTCTGCATTCGAAAATAAACAATTCATTTCTGACAGAGGGAGAAAAGAAAGACGAGAAGATATGGATCTAAAAAATTCAAAATCTGAAAAAGAAAAAGCCGAAATGCAAGGTCATAAAGAGTTTGATTTCAACGGACATAAAATCTATGCTTTAAACCAAAAAAATGCTGATAAAAAAGCAAGAAAATTAGGGTTGCTTTAGCGGTGTGTATTTCAACGCATTGCACACAACGTTAAAAGGCTTTGCGATGCCGTGCCTAAAGCTAACTAAAATTTATACTAACAAAAAACTTTATTAAAATGAAAGACACTACAACTGAAACATTCAAGCACGGTATTGCAAAACCGATGTTATGCCCAGTGCTTACTTGGGAACACCTATCAATTTATCTTCCTTACGGATTGGAAGTTATGGTTGATTGGAAAATGATTGGCGTAAATAATTCAAGTGCCAGCATTTTTAATATTTCTGAAAATGGATTTGATAGGCATTTTAATTATGCTATAGAAAACGGTGTAGTTAAAATATTTGGATTACGCCCAATGTCAGAGCTTACAAGAGATGAAGCATACAGATTGGTTAATGATAACCATAAGTTCAAATTTTGGTATCATAAGCACGGAAACGAAGAGTATATCCATCACGAAGGATATTCGTCAAAGGATTACAGAGATATGAATACGTTGCCATATAATGTTAGAAAACAACTTGCTGAATGGAAGTTTGATTTTCTCGGACTTATTGATAAAGGATATGCTGTCAATATTAACGATGTCGCTTAGCATTGGGCATAACGGCTTTGTATTGCCGATGGTGGCACAACTAAAAAATTAACTTCAAAATACAAATAAAAATGACAACAAAAAACGAAACCCCAAAGAATAACTTCAATGCCACTATTGGCAATACTGTGTTATCGGCTGTTTCTGATGGCAAATCTTTCGACGAGAAGATGGCGGAATTATGTGAAGAATGTGAACCGAAATTATGGGGAAAAAAATATCCCAAATTTATTCCACGAGTTTGTAAGAAAAAACTTGGAGACGGCAAGCAATTGATTTGGTTTCAAACTTTAGACCAAAGACCTTATTGGTGGTGGGTTTTGATAGACAGCAAAACAAATGTTAGCAGTGATGATTTTGACAATTTAGAAATCTACAATTTGATAGAGGATGAATTTGGCGCAATTCCAGACGAGGGGGACGAAGATTATGATGAAAAAGTTCATTCAGATCTTATGGATTGTTATCCAATGATTGTACCTCATGACGGAATTACGTGGGGAAAACAGGAGTTGTTTAGAAATAGCAGATAACGTAAAAGCATTGGCGATGTTGGGGATTAGAAAGTACAAATGTTAAAATTATTACAAATGATATTAGAAAGCACAAAAGCTCAAATTAAGCACGGAAGCCCCAATATTGCCAATGCAGTGTTAGGTGCAGGCTTTCGTGTTCTCGTTGGTTGTGAGGAAAGTCAAGAAGTAACAAAAGCATTTAGATATTTAGGAATTGAAGCATACTCTTGTGATTTGCAAGAATGTAGTGGTGGACATCCTGAATGGCACTTACAAATGAGTGTATTTGATGCAATAGAGTTGATAAAGCCAACACTCGGAATATTTCATCCGCCTTGTACTTTTATGAGTAGAGCAGGTGCAAGATGGATGTATCCAAAGGCTGGCGAAATTTGCCCTAAAAGATTAGAATTGGCAATGGAAGCAAAAGAGTTTTTTATGAAATGCTTAAATGCAAATATTCCATTTATAGCGGTTGAAAATCCTTTTCCTTTAAAAGTAGTTGGATTACCAAAAGAAACGCAAGTAATACAGCCTTATGAGTATGGACACGAATATAGTAAACGAACTCATTTATGGTTGAAAGGATTACCAAAATTAAAACCAACGGACATTAAAACAGAATATAAACCTTACTTACCTTCAAATACTGGTGGTGCAAAACGAGGACAAAAAGCAACTCCTAAAAGCATCACTCAAAAAGAAAGTAGTAAGACATTTACAGGTGTCGCAAAGGCAATGGCTGAACAATGGTCGGTCGTTCTCACAGCTTGCACCTAACGGTTTCGGGCTTGGCGAAGTGGCTGAACCTGAAGCTAAATTGAAATACTAAACTTTAAAATTAAAAACAAATGTTGATAGAAGAACTGAACAGCCATTTTGCCAAACCCGTGTTATCGGCTGGCGTTCTCCGAGTGCTTGTTGCTTGTGAGGAAAGTCAAGCGGTTACAAAGGAATTGCGCAAATTAGGACACGAAGCATTTAGCTGTGATTTACTGCCTGAAAGTGGCGGACATCCTGAATGGCATCTGCAACAAGATGTAACCGAATTGCTAAAACAAAAATGGGACATGATTGTAGCGTTTCCGCCATGCACATACCTAACAGTAACGGGCAACCGATGGTTTAATATTGACCGATACGGAGAAAAAGCCGTACAAAGGCATAAAGACAGAGAAGAAGCGATTAAATTCTTTTTGATGTTCGCAAATGCTGAATGTGATTACATAGCCATTGAAAACCCTGTAGGGATAATGAGTAGCGAATGGCGGAAACCTGACCAAATTATTAACCCTTATGAGTTTGGCGACCCATACGAAAAGAAAACGTGCTTATGGCTTAAAGGACTTCCACCATTAACGCCTACAAATGTGGTGAAGCCTGAACCAAGAAAAGAATTTAAGAGCGGTAAAACAATGCCTGGCTGGTATGCCGATGCTTGGAAACTACCAAAAGATGAACGTGCTAAACTTCGTTCAAAGACGTTTTCAGGAATTGCACAGGCTATGGTTAGTCAATGGACAAACTTCATTACGGAGCAGTCCGGTAGGCATGACCGCTAACGTTATCTCGCTTGGCGAGGTTGGGAAAAAATAATCCCGAAACATTAAATTTAAGACTAAACAATGAAAAAACAAGACCAACATCAAATTAAGCCAAATACCCAATCTTGCCAAACGAGTGTTAGTGGCAGTACATTATATAATGCAGATTGCTTCGATGTTTTTCCTTTTATTGAGGATAAATCAATTGATGCTATTATTTGCGATTTGCCTTATGGAATGACAAAAAATAATTGGGATAGTGTATTGCCTATTGATAAATTATGGAAAGAATACAATAGAATAATAAAAGACAACGGTGCAATTATTCTATTTGGAAACCAACCATTTTCTTCAAAACTAATAGTAAGTAATTTAAAAATGTTTAGATATTCACTTGTTTGGGAGAAAAACAAGTTTTCAGACTTTTTAAATGCTAAAAGGAAACCGATGAAAACTAATGAAGATATTTTGATTTTTTACAAAAAACAACCTACATATAACATTCAATATTGGTATGGAGAGCCTTATAAAAGATGGAATACACAAGAGGCTGTTGATAAACAAACTAATTATGGAAATCACAAACTAAATGTTTCTGAAAGCAAAGATGGTAAAAGATTACCAACAACTGTTTTAAAATTCAATAGAGTGGAAAGACCATCACACCCAACAGAAAAACCTGTTGAATTGTTAGAATGGCTAATAAAGTCTTACACAAATGAAGGCGATATGGTTTTAGATAACACAATGGGTTCAGGAACTTGTGGTCTTGCAGCTATAAAAAACAATAGAAGGTTTATAGGTATTGAGAAAGAAAAGAATTACTATGATATAACATTAAAGAGAATACGCGAATATTTGGGTAATAACAAGTAATGTTGTATATTTGCAAAAACAAACATTATCTATATGGCAAAAATAAAGGAAATAATCGGACATAAATTTGGAAAGCTTACCGTACTAAATACTTCGGAAACAAGAGGGAATAGAGGTCAAATAAGATACGATTGTATTTGCGATTGTGGTAATACTCATACTGTAAGCGGAGAAAGTATAAGAAGTGGTAAATCGAAAAGTTGTGGGTGTAATAAAATTGAGCACAAACCAAAAACATATAATCCAAATAGAGAAAATCAAATTTGGAAACAATTATATAAATCAACAATAGAAAAGCGGTCTAAAAAAAACAAATGGGAGTTTGTTATTCCTTTAGATGAATTTATAAAACTAAGCAAACAGCCTTGTTTTTATTGTGGCATAGCCCCATTTATTGAAATAAAAGACAGATGTAATATTATAAATTCAGATAAAAATATAAAAATATTTGCAAATGGTATAGATAGAATTAATAGCAATTTAGGCTATATAAGCGATAATTGTGTTTCTTGTTGTAAGCATTGTAATTCTGCTAAAAACACAATGACAGAGAGTGAATTTAAGGAGTGGATAGTCAGATTGTACAATAATTATATCAAATAGGCACAACAAATTTGGCTTGTATCAAATTAAATCGCAAATCAATAGGGATTGAAAAGGAAAAACAATATTACGATGTTGCTGTTCGGAGGGCTTCTGAGTATTGCCACTAACGATGTAGCTATGTGCAGTTTTGTGTTGCGCCTGCGGCAAAATTGCATATAGCGTATGTTGTACCCCGTTTTTATCTTTGCGTTCTTTATTTCTAAAATAAGTAGGTGTTTTGTATGTTTATTGTTCTAAAATGTGTATATTTGTAATATGAAAAAAATATCAGGAATATATATCATTAAAAATAATATAAATGATAAGGTTTATATTGGAAGCGCCGTAAATTGTCATCAAAGATTTATTCAACATAAATCAGATTTTAATAAACAATGCCACAATCAAAGATTTCAGAATTTTGTAAACAAATACGGTATAGACACTTTAATATTTGAAATTATTGAAATTGTAGAAAACAAAGAACATTTAATTGATAGGGAACAGTATTGGATTGACTATTATAAGTCATATAACCCTAAGAAAGGTTATAATATTTGTAAAACTGCTGGAAGTACGTTGGGTTGCAAAATGCCAATATCTCACAAAAAATCTTGCAAGAATAGGATGTTTGGTAATAAATATGGATTAGGCAAAAAATGGTCTGATAAAGAAAAAAAAGAAATTGGTCAGCGTAGTAAAATGATGTGGATGAATAACCCAGAAAAGAAAAAAGAAATGGGCAATAAAATTAGTGATTTAAAAAAAGGGGTTTCTATTTGGGACGAGAATAGACCACATCCTATGAAAGGTAAAATACACCCAAATAGAAAACATATTTTAGTTTATAAAGAAGGTGTTTTAATTGATAAATGCTTTGGGACAAAAGAGGTTTGTAATAAATACAAATTAGACAGAGCTGCGGTTGTTCGGGTTTGTAATGGAAAATCAAAAACAACAAAGGGATATGTTTTAAAATACTTTGAACCAAGCTCAAAAATGTGTGGTTGTGGTATTATCAATAAAGATTTGAAGTTATCTGATAGGACTTGGGTATGTACTTCTTGTGGAACAATTAATGAAAGGGATGTTTTGGCAGCAAATAATATATTAAAGTTTGCTCTAAACCCTAAGAATAAATCAGGGCAGGTACTGTCCGATGAGCCTATGGAGACGCTGGCGTTAGTCAGGTCTGTGAAGTAGGAACTGTTGACGGACGTTCTTTGCGTCCTTAAATGGGGTACAACGGTAGAGAATATAAGGTGCAGTCCGACAAAAACGGATTCCGATACATCAAAGTTTCCGAGAATGGAAAACGTGTTATTATTCCGATTAAAGACCAGCCGAAAGACGAGGTATTCGAGTATATCTTCAACTACGGCTTCCGTGACAATCCGTGCGAAAGATTATCACGATTGGCAAGAGAGAGAATTTATGGAACGTAGTACAAAAATTAATCAATAAAACAAGACAATGGAAACACCGAAAAAACCGTGGAACTTCTGCGAAACTCCAGAAGAAAAATGCACGATGAATTATTGTGATGAAAATGGATGTCAAAATCGAAAAAGAAATTTAGTTGAACCTTGGAGAACTATGGAAGAAATAAACGAAGGTTTGAAAAAAGCAAGACAAGAATTTCTACTAAAAAATAATCCAAAAAATGCTTGTGATTTTATATTGTCTAAAATAGATAAAGCTATTGAAAAATCAACTTTAGAACAGCAAATAGAAAAGCTGGAAGCGGATAAGGCTGAACTTTTGGAAGCGTTTAAATACGCAAATAGAATGTTGAAAAATAGTAAGGATGCAATGTATGATGAAAATTATATCGTATCCCTAATCCAAAAACACACGGCTACTAATCGAGTTTGATTTTCACTTTTTTCGCCATAAGCCTAATTGCTTCATCTATAATTTGCGCTTGTGTTACATCACGTTTTTTCGCCAATTCTTTTAAAAGCAAATCAGTGGGTTCAGATATTCTGATTGATATATTTTTCTTTGCCATTCCACAAAGATAAAAAAAATTAAAATAATTACGTTTTTTATTTCACAATGTAATTAAAATGATTACATTTGTGAAAGAGAAATGATTAAAACCCATACATATAAACTTTACCAAAACAAATCCTATGAGAAGAAATTCGATAGGTGGATTGGAATATGTCGTATGGTTTATAATCTTGCAAAGGAAACGAAAGAATACGCTTATAAAACAAGAGGATTAAATTTATCATGCTATGATTTACAAAAGCAATTAACAGATTTGAAATCAGAGTATTTATTTATAAACGAGGTGGATAGTCAATCGTTAAACAAAACGATAGAACGATTAGACAGAGCCTATAAATCTTTTTTTAAAGGGAGTGGCTATCCTAAATGGGCGAAAAAGGAAAAATATATGTCCATAGACTTTACTCAAGCCATTAGGCAAACTGAAAGAGGTTTTAAAGTTGGTAAATTCGGACTAATAAAGGTGTTCAAAAATAAAAAGATTAATGGGAATATAAAAAGAGCAAGGCTTATTAGAAAAGCTGGCGATTTATTTGAATGTGTCGAATGTGGTCATTCTGATAATGCTGATTTGCAAGCCACAAAAAATATCATGAAGTTGGGGACTCAACTTCTGCACGCCAACGTAGTCGGTTGCGACAAGCGTAGTGCAAGAATCCTAATTTAAGGAGTAGTTCAACAAAAACATAAGCAATGAGAACAGAAGGAAACATTTCAAAAGTGGCAATTTGCCCTAACTGCGATAAAACCATATTGGCTTGTCATGTGGATTATTTGGAAGAAAAAACCGAAAAAGAATTTACGGAATTCACAAACGAGGGATTTATAGTAAAAATTGAAACGAAAGACGAAACCATAAGTCGTGAGTTTGGAGACTATGATTTATGTAGTACAAACCAATGCAAAAAAAAATAAAAAACCGCTAACTCGTAGCGGTAGATAAAGACATCCCATTATGAAAAATAGAGTTTTGATTCCTCTGTTCTGCGTTTTACCAAACCTGGTAATTCTTTACCACGAGCAAACCGCCATTTCAAAAATTCTTTTTCGATACTTTTATCGTTTGGATTTTTATTTACTTTTTTCAAAAGTGTTGAGTTTTTCAACGCTGAAATCCCCACATTGTAAGCGAACGAAACCAAAGCATCAAACTGATTTTGATTAATATCGTCACGGCAAAAGCTATCAACTGCTTTCTCATACGGAACTAACATTGCTTCCAACAGAATTGAAGCGTGTTTTTCGTCAATTGCAGGGTCTGAAAGTTTTACCTTTTGTCCGTTTGGATAGTACGTTGCTCCATAACCGATTGTGGGAACTTTTGCAGGACACAGATAAGGTTTTGACCGAAATCCCTCATACTTTTTAATGATGTCGATTCCTTTTTTTGATGTCTTTGTTATTTTCATCGTTTTTTATTTTTAAATATTGATAGTGAACTACCCCTAACCTAAAGGTGTAGGGGCTTCGGGCTTCTCAGAGTGTGCCAACAATGTTGGTCTTATTTCCTCTCCACCCTTGTACTCGACCGTCCCAGCCGAGATATTTTTCAAACCTTCTTTTAGGATATTCTTACTTGCGTTCCAATCCCGATTATGTACAACACCACAAGATTTACAAACCCATTCCCTGTCTGAAAGTTTTAATTCTTGATTTATCCAACCACACTCTGAACAACATTTGCTTGATGGAAAGAAGCGATTAACTTTCACAAGTTCTTTTCCATACCAATCACATTTGTATTGAAGCAATGTTACAAAATTCCCCCAACTTGCATCTGCAATATGTTTAGACAGTTTGTGGTTTTTAATCATACCTTTCACATTCAAATCTTCACAAACAATAACGTCAAATTCATTGACAAGTTTGTGAGAAACTTTGTGTAAGGTATCTAATCTACAACTCGCAATTTTCTCGTGAATCTTAGCAACTTTGAGTTTTTGTTTTTCAAACCCATTACTGCCTTTTTGTTTACGAGAAAGGTGTTGTTGTGCTTTCTTTAATTGTTTTGCATACTTTTTTGTATATCTGTTGTTTTTAAATTTCTTGCTACCAGAAGTGATTACAAAATCTTTCAATCCCAAATCTATACCTACTCGTTTGTTAGTTTTAGGAAGTTCATCTACAACTTGTTCTGTAAAAATTGAAACATAATATTTACCAGTAGGTGTTTTGGTGATGTTCATTTTACCAATCTTCCCCTTAACCTCTCTATGTATCTTAACCTTGATACCTTCTTTGAATTTAGGTACAATTATTTTCCCATCTTCAAGTTTGCCAAATTGTGGTATTGTAAAAGTGTTTTTGTGTTTACGAGATTTGAATTTCGGAAATTGTGCATTTCCTCTAAAAAAGTTTAAAAAAGATGTATCAAGGGAACGTAACGCAAATTGTAAAGTTTGACTGTTTACTTCTTTTAACCACTTTGTATCTTCTTCCTTTTTAAGTTTTGTCAGCGTGGCAGCTTGTTTGTAATAATTGTCAGACTTTTTATCTGCTTGGTATTGTTCTTTCCGTTCATTCAAAAAATGATTATAGACCCAACGAGTACACCCAAAATGCTTAGCGAGGAGAATCTCCTGCTCCGCTGTTGGATATATCCTGAATTTGTATGTTTTGTTTTTAATCACTTATGCGAGTTTCTTATTTTTTGTAAAAATACAAAAAGTATTCCATATTACCAAATGTCTAAATAGAAATTGTTATTTTAGCCTTACATCCCCTACCTTAAAAGGATAGGGGTTTTACGGCTTATTTATAAATTCACTTTCCCGCCGAGATAGAAGTAGAAAAATACCGCCGCAATAACAAGACCTGCGATGATAGTCCAGTTTAGGTAAGCCAAAAAAGTGAATCCGCTTTCCTTTACCTCTTTTGTTTTTGTCATCGTCTTTACCTCGCTTTTTTCCTTTCTCTTTTCCGTTACGGTTGAATCGATGTTTTTTAAGGTTACACTTCCGAAAATTTCTTTTACAAAATTCTTTGCTTCTTGCTTTTTCTTTTTATAATCGAAAATTACAATACCATTACCATTGATTTTCAAGTTCAAAGTGTCTCCATCCGCAACATGGTTTACTTCCAAAGAATCATTTTTCTTCGGGTCAAATTCTACGTGAAGATTAGTTTCGGTCTGCTTTTTTTCGTCCTTTTTTTCAACGACTTTTACGGAATCCTTTACCTTTTTTTCTTCCAGGTGCTTTTCCACCTGCACAATTTTCTCCACTTCTGCACTTGCCAAGGTTTTTTCGATGTTTAGTTTGCTACTCCTACAACCTACCAAAGTGATAAGTATTGCGATGATTAATATTTTAGTTTTCATTTGTAAAGTTCATTAATATTGGGAGCAAGGAAAAACAAGGTGTTTAAGTGTATCAACAACAAATGCGAAGTTGATGTTGTGGATGCGGACGAAAACGCTTCCAAAAATATCTCTTTGCTGGGGATTTCCGTAAACAATCCTGAAAGATGCGATATGTATAGTTGTTCTATGCATTGTTGATGTCTAAAGCCCCGATGCCTTTAGGCTCGTGGGTAGTTTACACCGTCCAAGTCCTATGATGTAACATTTATCTCCGATTATTTTTGCCATCTTCCAATATTGCCTATCTCCAAGAGTGGTAGGTTCTGTAAATTCGTGGAAGATGTCTTTTTTGGCAAACGCTTTGTCATTATTTGACAAGTAAATTTTTACAAAATCTTTTTTAAAACTTTCGTCCAAAGCCTTACCGTCATAATCATTGTGTAATTGCTTGTAGATTGGATTGCTGTAAACCATTTTGTGGGTGTGGTAATCTAAAATCCAAATTTCACGATTCAGCATATCTGCAACGGCTTTAAAGGTCTCCAAAAACATTTCAGCCTCGTGAAGTTTGTCTATCTTCAATTCTCTTTGTTTGAACGATATGGCTAAAAATACCTGCGTTACAAATTGAGTGACATAGAATAAAACCGAATACCAATCCGTTTCAAACTGCACCACGTTGAATAAGGTGGAATCTATCGTGATAAATCCTAAACACATTAAAGGCAGCGTTATCTTTTGAAACAATGTGAGGTACTTCCACTTTCTCAAAAAAGAGTAGAGGAAAATAACAATCCAGTTCGCCATCAGAAGCAACTGAATGAAGGTGTGTAAATCATTGCTCATTGCTTTCCGTTTTTTCGTTAAACAAATCTTCTGAAGGAATCTCGCTTTCTCCCGAAATTATCTTATTAATGCGTTTTTTAGCACTTTCCCCATAAGATTTTCCACCATCACCAAGTATTGCTTTTACAAATTCGGGTGCAATGGCACAAAGGAATATCACGATTAGATAAAACCAGTAATCTCGTTCGAGTTGTCCTGCTTCGAGAGTGTTCGCTCTATAAGTTCCCGCCCCGAAAAATACCGTCATACACGCAAAGATTGAAAAAATAATCTGCGTTGCCGTTGGTTTGAATTTCACTTTGTCGTCAACAATCTTTACAAAAATCATCAATCCTGCCCCGAGAAAACCGCTGATATAGAAGAAAATATCTGTAAATACGGCTTGGTAACCGTCATTTATTTTCACGGCAACAGCGGACATCACAACGCTATAAACCATTGCGGATATGTATTTTGTAATAGTTAGAAAGCTCATCTCTATGTTGTTAAATATTTTCATCTTAATAATTCCCAAAGCGGAAAAACCACGCCTACGGATATATGCGGATAACCACCTAAATTCTCATAAAGTGCTTCTGCGGTGAGTTCATTGCTTGTTAATCTTATTCCTGCACCCAAAGTTAGATTTGTTTTTAATGGCTTGAAATTCCGTTTTGTATCACTGCTTAACAAATTCATATAACCGCCAAAATAAGTGAACGAAAGGAAGTCCGATACTGGTTTTGCTGCCTGAACTTTCAACACATAAAAATTATGCTGTCCGTTAAATTCTTGCAAGTAATCGTAAATGTACTCACCGCTTAGGGTTACATCTGCAAAGGCAAAGTTTTCATTAAGCGGTTCGTAGCGTAAACCAGCAACTCCCGAAAAATATTCGTGGTCCATATCGTAGGAAACACCGCCGCTGAACTTAACGCCTATAACTGGTTTCAAACTCTGCGAAAATGCGAGTGTTGAAAACAATAAGAAAATTAACGTTATATTTTTCATTTTTTATTTTTATTTATAAAAGCCTTTCTCGCATTTACACAGTGGTCTTTCTCTTTGAAAAAAACATCCAACCATTTTGAGAGCATTTGTCCGTGAAACCAACTGCCGAGTTTTCCTTTTCTTCCTTTTTTGGAATTGGTGTTTCTCAAAATATTTTCACCCAGACAAGATGAAATTGATTCTCCCATTTCTTTGCACCAATACGAATTTTCGCTTCCATCTGTTAAATAGGTTTTCCAAAACGTTCGGTAATTCCACCCCGCAAAAACATCCAAAGCAAACGCCTCCTGTCTGTCGTAGCCATCGAGAGTGCCGTTTTTACGCTTTACTAATTTTCTGTTGACCAAATTGACAACGGTGATAAGAGCTATTGCGATGATGTAGAGTTTAAAAGTTTTCATCTACTTACTTTGTTTAAAAGTTGGATTCTCAATATTAGCAGGTGTACCCTCTAAAAACTCTCTGATATTTCCGTAATGGTCAAAAACATTATTCATCATATCATCCATATCCACTATTTTCTGAAATAACACCTGAGCAGGAACAGCATAAGTTTTAATCATTCTACTAAATCGGATATATGCAGGAAGCATCTGCCACTGTGATAGTTGGTCTTCTGTATACTCTACACCCTCCTCTCTATCTTCTTCAGGTACATAGTTTTGGTTAGGAATAAGCATACCATTTGCATCACGAAGAGCTACTTTATAATTGTTGCTTACCACCCAATCTTCAAGTGTATCTTTGAAAGTACACATCTTCTCCATAGTCTGTAAGTCCACATGGATTAAATAACCATATATACTTAATCTTTGAGCATCTGCATCAGGGAAGTATTTAGTAACAACAAGTATTCTACCTACTTGTGCAGGAAATCTTGGGTGGTCACTAATTTGACCTGCATACTGAACTTCATCAGCATGAGGGATAAATTGTGTGGTATCGAAAGGTGTTTTTGTTTTCATAATTTTAATTCATTATTCTTGCTTTAATGGTAAGATACCTTATTGGAATATTACTAGCTGTTAGACCATTAACAAAAAGAGCATAATCTTTTGTTGTATCGATGTCTTTTTGATAGTAAGCGAAGTTTGTCAAAGTCGTTTTATTCCATACCCTAACGAAAATCTTGCTACCTACTTTGGAAATATAAATCCACCATTTAGCACCAGGATTTCCACCAATATTATACATGGTGCTTCCACTTATTATTCGAGCCCAAGTTATACTTGTTTCCCAAGCAACAAAGTTCCAAATAATATCATTTGCAGTGGTTAATCCACTGTCAGTTGTTTCGGTCAATCCAATCATTGGTACATAAGAACCACTATCGATTGTTGCACCTGTATGTTGAAATTCTATTTCAAAATCAAAATCTTTACTACCTAAAAATATATTGCTATATTTTGCCACTATTGCTGGATTGGTAGAATTATCTCCGGTAACTCCCAAGGCACTAATTGCAACATAATTATCCGCAAAAGTCCCACCAGTTCCGCCAGTGGCATTTGTTACTCCATCTGGCATCTTTCTACGCGCTAACTTCCAATTAGAAGATGTTAATGTTAATTCTGAAATAGAAGCAACAATGTTTAAAATCGCAGTTGAAAGACCTTGCACCGCAACACCGTTTTGTATTTTTATATTATAACTTCCGTCTGGCCAATCTAAAGGAATATTCCATTGGGTAGTCACCGCATTGCCTGTCAAATTGTAAAAATTTGTAGCATAAAGTTTGGTTCCATCGGGTTTTTCAATCCAAATAAATGCTGGGTCGAGTAGAGTTAAATTAATTCCATATAGGTCAATGTAAGAATTTCCGTGACCAGCAAACTTAGGCGCACAATCTTGCAAAACAGGATTCGCTGGAGTTGCCGTACCTAATAAAGCCGTCCTCATTGCCGTTTTTTGTGTGCTGTTCGCATTCTGTACCGCCAAAGTAGTTGCTTGCGGGTCAGCAAAATCACGAGTAACCATTTCACCAGTAGTTGGATGCAGCACGACAACCTTTGTGTATGCAGCGTTTCCGGTCTTATCAAGCAATCCCTTTAGATAATGAAAGAATCCTGCTGTGTTCCACGTAAAAGTATTTCCCTGTGTAAAAATTCGGGCAGAAAGGTTGGTTAAATCAGTATTAGCGATATTCTGTACTACTCCAGATACCCATGTAAATACAGAACCTAATTTTTGTAAAGACCATGTTCCATCTGTTGTAGGTTTATCTACTTTTCCAGCGATGGCAGTTTCATTCGCCGTAATCCTGTTACTTAACAAAGTCAAGGCATCCTGCAAACCCACCACCTGCGAAATTGTTACATTGGAAATTCCCATCGCCAAATAACTCGCCACATCGGTCTTAACTCCACCTGCATAGATGTAGAACGAGTATTTTCCCGAACCATCGGGAACGGCGATTAAATCGTTTTTCTCAAAAGTGTACCCACCAGAATTAGCCGCAAAATCAGCAATAGAAGTTTGAATAGAAATTATCAAATCCAATAACGCCAGACTTTCTATTTTGTCCGCCCTAATTTTGCCGTCCTGCACGTAATCGGAAACGAGCATAAAAAGGTCGGGATTGATGTCTTTTCCGAGACTAACCTCCACCAAAAAGAAATCTCCTCCTACCTCACGAATTTTAAATAATTTCCAAGCATCAGCTTTCAATACCTGCTCCACCTCAAAAGTATAGAATGTCGTGTTTGCCGCAGTCGTTACGGTCGGCTTCAAAACCAAGTCAAATTCAGAATCGTTTTTCAAAAAAATATTCTTGCCGTCCCAACCGTTCTTTCTGAATTTCGTGTTCACACCCGCAAATTCTCTCCCCGCTGCGTCTGGAATTAAATTCAGTGTACTCGCAAAAGGTGCTGTAATCTGCACCCATTGCGGGTTCGTGGTGAGTGAAATGGTACGCCAAGCGTCGGATTCAGTCGGGATGAACATTAATTCCTGTTGGTCGCTTGTTGGGTCGGGGAGTTCCGGAACACGGAGTTTTTCGCGCCATTGCGGAACATAACTGTCTATATTTGATGCATCGGTATTGGCTTTATCGGAATGGTTATGGTTTGCACTTGCATAATTACCTTTTGGCTGATAGGTATCTGCTGCTTCTTCTTTTGTTAGATATGCGGTTAAATCTGTATCACCACCGCTTCCAATCTGGATATAAACGAAAGACATATTGAATTTTACAATATCTTCGCCTAAATCTAAAATAAAAGGGTAAGGTTGGTTTTGCGTGGTACAGTTTGGGCAGGAGTTGGCGATTTTAAAGTCTTCATCAGCAATATTGAACTTGCCTAATAAATGAAATTCAGCCCAGTATCTTATAGTGTAATTACCTTTATCATAAGTCTCTAATGTTGTAAATGGGAAATAAACAACAGAACCGCTTTTTAGTCCGGTGATTTCTGTCTTCAGAACACCTTCACTGTTGTAAACTTTTGCTTTGAAGGTATCATTAGTGATGACTTTATTTACAAAATCGAATCTTCGACCTTGAAAAGTTGCACCCTTTATTTCGCAGTTTCTTAATTTTAAGGTTTTACAGCTCATTATTTACATTTTAGTTACCATGTTACCAATTGCGTTACTGAAAATGCTAAATTCACTGGAATTTGGAAATTTTGAAATACTGCATTTAAAGATAAAGCTGCTGTTGATGCTGTTTTGGTATAGACAATAGATTCATTTCCATGAAACATTACGATTGTATAAAGTCCATCATGTCTTGTGATTGTAAGGTTTGCTGTGGGATTATTTACACTCGTACTTATTTCATTACCCTGGTCTGCTTTTAAATAAGCAACAGGAAACCACGCTTTTAATCCAATAGTTCCATTTACAAATGTTTGATTACCTAAAACAATTGGGGATGATGCTTCCATTAATCCAAACCAGTTGGAAATATTTGCTGTATTATTTGGTATTGAATTTGTCAACCCTATGTTTATTTGGACTTGCATATAAAAATTTTGTCCTGCTGAAATTACTTGACTTGATTTCGCACTTGCTATAACAATGTTTTCCGATGCCAACGCTTTAATAGAGCCATCTATATTTAATGAAACGTTTGCTCCTGTTGTCATTAAAAGAGGTGCTGGAATACTATTATATGTTTCTCTTTCCCAAGTAATGCTTCCAGTGTCAATAGGGATAAGATTCATTACAACAGTTATTGGTAAAGGTGTAGTATAACTTGCTACCCCATTCCATATCCTTAATTTGTAATCACCTGTAATAAGGTCTTTGAAATTATAATAAAATGTTAAATCAAGACCATTATTATAAAGTTGAACTTGTGAATTAGGTATAGTAACTATTAATTCCCCTGAATTATCTACAATCTGAAGTGAGAATGAATCAGGATTCAAGTTAAGGTTTGCTCCTTTTAAAGAAATCCATGTATTTTGATTAGATTTATCAACAATTGGAGGTGTGATAACCGCTACGCTCATTGTATTTGTAGTCCATCCTCCATTCATTGATGTTTTCCACGCCAACTTCTGTTGCTCTGTTAGAAGGTTAGGTAATTCAATCATCATGCTTCTACCGTCACTTACAGCTAAGTCACCATCAGCGTTTTGCGCTAAAAATTTATTATAAGAATTATCTTCTGATTTATCTGTCAGGTCTCCTATAATAACACCTCTCCATAATTCAGCGTTTTCTGGTGAGACGTTTGAAGCGTCAAGTTTTGCAAAAAGGTCACCTAATTCGTTAGTGTTTATATTACCACTTAACTTCCTTTTCGCCCCACTATCATCAGTTACAATGACTTCAAATGCGGTACTGCTTTTCTCTAACAGATAAAGTGCGCTTCTTTTAGTTGCTTCAGATTCTGTTTTAATAATCTGTACCCATTTCAGAAACTTGAAACGGTTTAAATTATCACTGATATAATCAAATATACTCGCCATATTATTCTGCTTCTACGTTGTTAATGTCGTATGTATTAAAGAACCACTCCTGCCCGTAAGCATTGTCGGTGTTTTTTGCTTCGTATTTTAGTAATCCTAATTGGTCTGCGGTGATAACCTGCCCGATAAATAAAGGAACTCCGCTGATAGAATATCCGGAAACGTCACCTCCGGCAATAATGATTTTCCCGAAAGCATTTCCTTCAGCATCGTAATACTGGTCAAGGAATTGGTCTGACGTGAAAACATAATTACTGTTTCGGTTGAAAGTGGAAGCTATCACATCGTTCATAGTTGGCGGGGTATCTACTGGTGCATCGGTACTCCATGTTCCTATCCCGTCAACACATCGTAGCCACAACTCACAAATACTGAATCCGCCAAGAGAAATACCCTCAATAAGGTCTGCTTTGGAAATAATTTTCACGCAGCCATCTTGCACTACTACTACAAAATCATCCAGTTCTAATTCGTGTATAATCGGTGATGTTGATATATCTCCCATTTTTTATTTAATTTTGTTCAAAAGTAAGTATGCCGAAAGAGATTACCTTTTTTGCTAAACCAATTAATCCGAAAGTCCGCTTTCTGGAAGCAATCAAGTTGACCAAAAAGAACTTCAAGCATAATTTTTACATAGACTATATTATTCCGGCACTGCTTTGCTTCGATATTAATATGGACGATGACGTAAGGCGGTACTACTTTACAAACAATAAAGAAGGAAAAGAAACTGATGGAATGTTCCCGAAACTCAGGCGTTTTTTTTACTCGGTTTATACTAATGAAGATTTAATTGTTGATGCTTTAAACAAAAAAATCAACCACCACGCCTTCCGGATTTCACGCGATGACCAGCAGATGATTGACGATGTTTGCTTACTCTTGATGAATAATATGTTTAGCAAAAGCAATTCTGAATAGCATCCATTTTACTTTTGTGCATAATGCTTATTTATGCACGCACTCCACGGTTTTATTGTTCATGTTGAAAAACATATTGAAGATGAATTAACACACGGTAGTTTAACCGTTAAGATTGATTCACAGCTTAATTTGGTGCGTAATGCAGTAACCAAAGGAATCATCCACGCTTTACCGCTTCATTTTACCCATCATTTAATTGATATTGGGTGCGAGATTGTTTTCGACCCGCGCATCACCCAGATGCTAAATACCAAAGGTGTATTTACCCACTCCAAACATTTGCTTGACGAAGAAAAAAAACTCTATCACATTCCGTTTTTGCAGGATGTGAACTTTGTTTTTGCTATAAAAGGAACGAACGGTGAATGGATTAACGTAAGCGACCATGATATTCTAAAACCAATCGAAGTCCCACAGTGGCACAAAGACGAGTTTGGTCTGCAATACAAAAACGAATCCTACGATAATTACAAAGAAGGGATTGCAGAAATGTATCTTCCCACTACACAGTCAGAAGAAACCGGATTTAAAAAAGGATTGGAATGCTACTTCAAAAAAGGAATTGAATGGATTATTGAACTCGATGGCGAGAAATTCTATGCAATCCGGAACCGATATGTTTATACCACAAAACAGATATTAGATGACCTTCCAGGAAGAGACTGAAAAAGTATTCATCCAAAGTGTGAAGCAGGGAATAGACGAGTATCTAAAATTCCTTAATTCAGACATTGATTTACCCCATGATAAAGAAGGTAACGTAAACGAAATGAAGTTAGCGCAGGTGGTAGAAGCACGAGCCGATGCCGTAGATAGCGTTTATGTTCTGATTGATGAAGTGAACCTGAAGAATCTCGACAAAAAATTTATTGATAACCAGATTATATCCGGACTGAAAACTACTTTTTATGAATTGCTGGAAATTGTAAAACGACCAATGCCGAGATTTAATCATGACGACCCGATTACCGATGAAGATGTAAACCATTTTTCATCTGAAGACGGATTTAAGGGCTTGTTAGGTATTGACAAACCGAATTATACAGACGACAAAATAAAAGCAATATCCAAAGCAAAGAAAATCGCTACCAAAACCTGTAACTCAATCCGGCTGAAAATATCCGTAATGCAGGATTCAGAAACAATAAACAAACAGAAAGTTGAAAATAAAAAAATAACATCAATCCCAGAAAGATTTGCACAGAGAAATGCCTGAAGTAGATAAATCATACCGTAAAAACCTACACCGCAAGCTCGATAATTATATTGATGCTGAAATTATCAGCAAAAAGAATAAAGCGAAGGAGTGGTATTATGGCTTTCACCCTATTGAAGATATGGTGGTCATTTCCAAAGACGGTACGATAGGTGATATTATAGAAATTAACAATCTAATTATAGCACTCCCTTCTGCTCCAGACAAAATAAGATGGGAAGGCTTACGTCCGGAACATCAGAAATGGGAGCGTTACGAAGTTCCATCCGACCTAACTGATTTCGATACCATATATGAAGATGAAGTAAATATTGAAGATGCATTGGATTCTGTATTTACAAAACACGAAAAGTTTATTGTCGCTGACCACGATAAGATCAGAAATGGCGATTGGTTTTACAACGATGGAGAACCTATTTACATAACGGGTGGTCATTATTTTTTCTTAGAGCACTACCGTTTGACAGACGGAGATTTTTATCCTGACTTCCGGATGCCACAGCGTGACTACTATATATGGTTGGAAGCCTGCTACGCTGATGAAAGGTCTTTAGGCAGTTGGCTTCTTAAATCAAGGCGTTCAAGTTTTACTGTTACCGCAAGTTCAGAGATAGTCCGCGATGCAATTACCAGGGTAAACGGTTTTTATCCGGTTACATCCAAGACTGAAAAGGATGTTGATGATTTATTCCTGAAACATATCGTAACCCCACTCATTAAACTTCCGAAGCATTTACAGCCGGAGAGGGATGGTAACGTGATGCCGAAAAAAGAACTTCACTTTATATCGAAGCAGCGCAGATTCTCGGTTAAGAACAAAGTTTCAAACTCTAATATAGGTCTGAACTCTCGTATAAAATCCTTCAACGCCACACCTACTGCTTATGATGGTACTCAGGCGACAAAATCGCTGAATGACGAAACTCCAAAAGCGGAATTTGACATTAATGAATGGTGGTATCAGGCGCACAAAATGTGCCATGAAGTAGGTGCTGACGTTGTTGGTAAGTGTCTCGGTGGTTCAACCGCACCCAAACCAATGAACGGAGGGATTGAATACCGACAGTTTTTCGAGGATTCAAACGTAGAGAACAGAAACAGCATCGGTAGAACAAAAACCGGACTGTATGGAATATTTATTCCGGCTGACCTTTCATATAAAGGATATTTTGACGAGTGGGGATATGTGATTTATTACGACCCAAATACTCCTGTTAAAAACGAGCTCGGGAAAATTCGGCACAATGGCGTGAAGTCTTATCTCGATGCTAAAGAAGCCGATTATATTGACGACACCAAAGCCTACAACTCCCAGAAAAGAAATGAACCAAGATGCGCTGAAGATGCCTTCCTTGATGAAGACGGGGAATCTATGTTCGGTAAACCAAGCGTAGTAGAGAATAAAAACTTCCTCCGTGTATTCGAGAAAGATGAAAAGTTCAAAGAGAAATTTTACAGCATCGACCTGTTCTGGACTGACGGCAAACCAGACACCACGGTATATCACAAAATAAACAGGAACGGAACTTTCATTGTCGGATGGTTACCAAAAAAAGAAGACCGGAATAAATTCATTATAAAGAACGGAAAGAAATACCCTACAAACGGTCATGTTGGCTGTTTCGGTTGTGACCCTTACCGTACATCGAAAGTAGCAAACGGCTCCGGTTCCAAACAAGCATTTGTAGGACTTACTAAAAGTGAAGGCGAAGGATTCCCGAAAGATACTTTTTTTCTTTACTTCAACAGCCGTAAAGGTGCGCTTGAAGATAATGTTGAAGAAATTATAAAAGCACTCGTATTCTTTTCTATGCCGATACTTTGTGAAGGAAACGTAAACATCGTACTCCAGAAACTTAAAGAACGCGGATATAGGGGGTATTCCATTACAGACCCTACACTTAAAAAATCAGATTTAAAACCTTCAGATATAGAGTTTGGCGGGCAGATTTCCTCACCGCGTTCCGTGCCTTTGCAGGAATTAGCTTTAGATAGTTGGATTGATACGAAGTTATCCGGAGATGTTAATGAAGACGATATTAAAGTTCCATTCCGCGAAATATTAGAGGACTGGGAAAAATACACCCCAGACAATAGAAAGAAAAGAGATACCACTATTGCTACAATGATGGCGATAATTGGCAACCAAAGCAAATATAAAAAACCTGAAACCGAAACCGCAGATGATGATTCCGAAAACCTATTGGAACTGTTTGAAGTTAAACAATACGCAAGTTAAATTATGGGAGTAGTATATAAATTTCCTGACGAAAACATTTCTAATGCCGAAAAAGACAGTATCGACTTCGGTAAGAAATATGGCGATGCTATTTTAAGCAAGCACGAAACTACAATGTACAAGCGGAAACACAATTTCGACCTGTTACGCAAGTATGCAAAAGCACAGCAACCCATTTCAAAGTACAAAGAAATCGTCTGCAACGAATATGTTTCGGTAAAATACCTGAATGTAAACTGGGATAAAAGGGTTAATATCCTTCCCCGCTATTTACGCAAGGCACAAAACGGAATAAACATCAGCGAGTTCGAGGAAAAGATTTTCGCCTTAAATCCGGAAGCCCGAAAGGAACATAGCCGTAAGAAAAAAGAAAAGGTAAAACTACTCGACAACAAAGATTTGTTTGAGCAGATTGAACAGATGACGGGGCAAAGTCCGGTTCCAAAAGAAATGATTCCTAATTCTATGGAAGAAATAGAACTCGACAGCGTAACCAACGAAAGCCTGGATATTGAAGTCGCGGAGGAATTACTTATTACCGGAATCAAGCAGGAGAACCGTTTTGAATACATTTTTAACCGAATTAAAAAAGATGTATTTGAGTTGGGTGTTGGCGTTGTAGAATGCTATACCGATGCAAATAATGGAATACAGGTGAAATATTTGAATCCGGATTTCTGGGGGCATTCAGATACCCAAGACCCATTCTTTAGCGACTGTAATTATTTCTATGATGTTAAGAAAGTTCCGTTACGCGAGTTCCGCAGAATTTGCCAGCAGTCGAAGATTGATATTTCAGAAAAAGAACTTGCCGAGATTCTTCAAAGCAATGGTTTCGCCAACTACACCCCGTCATCCACTGATTATAAACTCGATGAAGGACAGTTGATTGAAGTGGTTTTCTTTACGTTTAAAACATTCAAAAAAGAACTCTACAAAAAAGTTGAGAATACAAAGACCGGAAAGGTAAAACTCATTGACCGGACTAAACATATCGGAAAAGATAATGCCTACAACCCAAACCCCAGCAGTGAATACAAAACAACGAGAATAGATAATTCCTACGATGTTTGGTATGAAGGGATAATGACCACTAAAGGCAAAAGAAAGGTAATTTCTTACGCTCTTTCAGAAAACATGGCGACTTACAAAGGGAATATTTTACCCCGATATATTGCAGTTGCCCCTCGCATTGATGCAGATGGGTATAACTCTCTGGTAGAAGAATCTATGCCTATAATTGACGAGATTCAGATTTTAGATTACAAACGCCAGCACTTAATCAGCGAACTCAAAGGGAATATTACCGACATTGATTCAGATGGTATCGCTGAAATATCTCTGGGTAAAAGAAAACTTTCAGCCAAAGAAGTGCTTGAACTTTATTTCTCAAAATCAATTAGACTGCGGAAGACCATCGACACCGAAGGCAATCCAATCAATAGTGCGCCATCAGTACAGGAAACTGTAACCGGAATACCTTATGCCTTCCGTGAAGTAGTAGGTGAAATAGTCCGTCAGGCTGACCAGATAAACAGCGTATTCGGCTTCAGGGGTTCAGATGAAAGCAAACCCAATGAGGAAACATTATTTGAAGGTGAGCCTTACAGACTTTCAGACAACCTTACCCTTAAAGATTTGGTTGACGGACTTCTATTTTTCAACTCCAATGTTTCACAGACTATAAGTTCACGTCTTGATGATGTATTTAAGTTCATGGATGTAAAAGAAAAGTATATTTCATGGATTGGTGATGATGATATTAAAACCCTGGAAAAGTTCAGGAAAGAAAGAGCGTTAAGTTATTTTGGTGCTACAATCGGATTTATCCCGTCACGACAGGAAAGAATACAGACTATTACCGACATAAACACCGCCCTTTCATCCGGACAGATTTCACTTATTGATGCAATTGAATTGCGTTCAGAAAAGAATATGAGGATTGCAGTAAGAAGACTTAAACTCCGCATGGAACAGTACGCTAAAAAGATGCAGGAATCTGAAATGGGCAAAATCAACGGTCAGGTTAATGCCAATGCTGAAGCATCAAGAATTTCTCAGGAAGAAAAGAGAAAAACATTACAGCTTGAATTTGATAACAAACAAGACCTTGAAAAACTCAAAGCACAGCTTAACTACTTGCAGTCGGAAGCAGACGGAAGAATGCGACTGATGGTAGAGAAGATGAACAGCGATGGTAAAATGCTTTCACAGCAGGAACAGCGGAATTTCGATGCTGAAATCGCACAGTATAAAAAAGAAATGGAACGCCAGACACGGATTGAAGTCAATAAGGAATCAATCAAGAATCAGGAGAAACTATTCAAAGTAAAACAAGGTGAACTTTCATCAGTAGATGAACAGGCATCACCAGAAGTGGATTTATCACAGTTAAATAATTAAGATATGGGATTCATAAAAATACCTGCGCTACAAAATGCAGTTGCAGTTGCTACACAGATAAACAACGCTATCAAAAACCAGATAGCACAGTCGCCAACACTTAATGCCCCATGTGATACTTGCGGGCGAAAAATAACAAAACACTAATATGGCTACGTTAAAAGATATTATTGACGAACTCTATATCGACAGCTTGCAGGACAACAGTGAGTTCCGGAATAGCCAACGGTATATGATGGTTAAATACGCCCACGAAGTTCTGAAGAAACTACACCTTACCTTTTGGAAAAATACAATAGGCTGGTCTTTGCGTGTGCCGGAAAAACTCTTTGTTAGCAAGCCCGAGGACTTTGAAATGTTTATCCGTGCTTACCTTTTAGACTGCAACGGAAAGACAATGGAAATATCCATGAACCCGAAAGTACCGGACGAGATCAGAAACTACTTGATTGACTGCGATGGAACTATACTTTCAGATGATTGTCAGCAAGATATTTACACCCAATGCCTTGAATGCGATACCGAAACGGTAAACGAATGCGATTCATGCTGCGGAACTGGAAAAGTGAAGGACGCTTACCTTGATAAATTATACGGTGATGCGGTGCGTTTCAAAGACAGCTATGTAAAGGAAAAGGAAAACGGTTTCGAGTTCTCTCACGACTTGGAAGGCATGGCGGTAATGATTGAATATATCGGTAACGGACTTTCAAAAACAGATGTTTGTAATATCAAAATCGACCCGACCTACGAAGAACCGATAGAATACTATATCAAATTTAAACTATTGGAAAGTACAGAGCTGTTTCAGAAATCACAGTATTACAAAAGCGAATACCTGAAAAAGAAACGCCTGATTACAATTCAAGACAATGCTCTTACCCTAAGTGACCTGGATTTTATTTCCTACCTAAAAAATCTGTAAAATGCCTGATGTAAACAATAACTTCATAACTGGAATAATGAACAGCGACACCCATTATTCTCTTATCGACAACAAATCTTATGTGCGGGCAGAAAATCTCCGCATTTCCGGTGATGGCGATGACGGCTCACTGAAGAACATGAAAGGGAGTGAAGTTGTTTCCGATTATTCCGAGAACGGACAAATGACGGTTCTGGGTATGCACAAGGGATTAGGCAGTAAGATGTATTATTTCCTTGGAATGCCGAACGGAAAATCTAAAATTGTGGAATACGATGTAGAATCCGGAGTGAGCCGACTGATAATTGAAGACACTTCCGTTCTCCGGTTCGACTTAATACGCTGGAAAAATGGCGTAGAGATTCGTCCGCTGAAATACTTGTTAAGTTTCAATCAGATTGGCGACCAATTAATATTTTCAAACGAAGCATGGGAAAATATACGCAGTGTAAACCTTAAAAGGATTGCGGAATATTCACTTGGTTTCACGGAATCAGATATTACCCTTAATAAGAAACCACCTAATTCAAGCCCTAAAATCATTGAGTTCTTACGCGATTCCAACGTAACTTCCAAAACAAAAAAAGATTCATTCTGGTCTTTTGCATACCGTTATAAATACAACGATGGCGACTGGTCTGCATTGTCTTTTTTCTCCGACACCGCATTTCAGATGGGTGGATACAATGTTAAAAACGGGGTAACTAATGAAGTCGGATTCCGGATAAATTCTGAAAGACTGAATGAAGGGATGACGAATAAATACAATGCTGTAAAAATAATTGTAAACTCTGGTGGTAAAAATGTAACGGATATTCAAGTTATTGCCAGAGAACACAACACCAACGAAACCTACATTATTTACAACGCGAACAAAAAGAAACTAAACATTCCGGACAACATAGACAACTTCGCTAACCCGAATTTTCAACCGATTATTTTTAGGTTTTCAAATAACTACAAACTGTTATCAGATGATGCAGTGAAGATGCTGTACAGTAAGATAGCAAAGTTCCCGAAAACACAGGATGTAGCCGGAAGCCGTCTGTTCATTGCCAATTACATGGAGGGTTACGACCTGAAGGACAAAAACGGAAACGATATAAACATTGATATTTCATTCCGTAAAGACAGCCTTCCCGCAAATTTAAACGGTAACAATACTACCGCAGCATCTTTGTTCACCTACTCTATTGGGCAGGTGTATTTTGATGACCACAACGAAAGCACTACGGTACTTGGTAACTCAAACCAAAACCTGAACGAACTCGAAACATCTTTTGCCGACAGACTGCACCGGAATATCTTTAAAGCAAAACCGAACCACAATCCCCCTGCTTTTGCGACAAAGTTTAAATGGGTGGTAAAAACACAGGAACTTAACTACGAAACACTCTACATTACTTACCTTAGAAAGATAGGTGTAAAGGTGTATTTATTACTTTCAGGCGATAACATCAACCGATTAAGAAAAGGCGATGTTATTTACAGAATAGACGATTCCACCAATGCTAATATAGAGTACAATGTTTTAGAGGTGAAAGAATATTCCATAGATGACGGAATGCCAATAAAAGGATTCTATGCACAGATAGAAACAGGGCAAGAGTTCTTATACAACACCAGCGGACAACCAAATGTAAATAAAAACTATGAAAAATATTGGGCGGTAATTGATTCTGTTTATGGCACTGCAAATCCAGAAAGGTTTGATGCTACAAGTGGTTATCAAGGAATATATGATGGAAATACTTATAGTTCCCTCGAAAACAGAGGAAAACTTTTAAAAAGTGATTATGGAACTATAAATGAAGGTGATAAAATATCTATAAGAATAGCTTTCACATATGGGCGTGATAAAAAAGGGAGAGGTGAAGATGCGATAAGTATTTCTGGAACAGTTGAAATTAATAGCGATATGTATGCTTCATCTAATTACCCGAGTATTTATGAATTTATGGTAGATAATTTTATCAATGCCTATATTCTTATGGATAATCCATCTAATGGAAACGAAGTGCGGTTCTTAACAAACAATGAGTTTCCTGATTTGGTAAAAGCAACAGGTGGATGGATCTATGAGTGGATGCCTAATAGCGGAAAACGCGATGAAAGAGCGGTAGTGAAGGTTAAAACCACAGTGTCAGTTGTTAGAGGTATTAAACCAATCATTTTCAGAACCACAAACAAAGATGTGCTAAATGAGGTTTATTACGAATCACACAAATCATATCCGGTAATTAACGGTCAGCATATTGGCGCGGAGCCGGATGGTTATTTCGATGTAGGTTTTTACAACGCTTATGCTTGGGGTAACGGTGTTGAATCCTATAAAATTAAAGATGCTTTCAATGGCAAGAAATATAGTTACAATTTCAGACCAAACCTTATCGACAGCAACGGGTACAAAAGGGTTCACCGGAAAACAGATATTGCCTATTCGGGAATTTATAATTACGAACTTGGTGTTAATCAGCTTTCGTGGTTTGAAGCATCTGAAGCCAACTGGAAAACTCTTCCAATAAAGTATGGGGAGATTCAACGTATTATTTCAACCGATGGGGATATTTCGGTATTCTTTAACGGTAAGGTCGTAAACCAGTATTATGGAAAAGCAATTATCGCAGATTTGCAAGGCAGTGAATCTTTGGCATTGAGCAACGATGTTTTGGGCGGCTACAAAGAACTCGATTACGAATGCGGCGTTGGTAGTAACCCCGAAATCATAGCGAAAAACAATAATATTATCTACTTCGGAAGTAAAGACACCACAAGATTTTACATAAAAAGTGGCAACCAAATTCAGGAAATTAATCCCGTAGGCTCCGGCTTCCATAGAGAGGGTGTTGAATTGCTTAAAACCCACAGTTCATTCCAGGGTTCATTCAACGAAGCACGGGGGGAATATGTAATCGGTGTTGACGGCGATTTTTCCCTTGTATTCAACATGACCAACAAAGGATTTACAAATTACACCCGAAACAGTTTCGATTATAATTTTGGTATGGGAGGAAGTTTCTTTACCGCGTACCACGGGGAAGTTTATGAGAATGAGGTAACAGATTACTACGGGAACTTTGCAGGGCAGTTACAGACTGCAAAACTAACCTATGTTGTAAATCCGGAACTCGACAGCGACAAGATATTCAAGGCAATGTTTTTACAATCGAATACCGCTTGGGATACTACGATTAAAACCAACCTTACAGAATCGTTCATCCCAAAAGAGTTTTACACCCAGAAAGAAAGTTTCTTTTATACCGAAATCCTGCGCGACATTAAAGGGAACAACACCGCCGTAGGAATCGGGAACATACAGTCGGCTGCCGGAAACACAATTACTTTCACGAATAACATTCCGGTAGAGATTTCTATTGGTGATATGCTTATGGTGAAAGGATCACAGACAGAAATGAAGATAACGGACATTAACGGAAATTCAGTGACATTACAGAATTTCGGCTCTGTAACAGTTGGTGCATTTGCCTATGCCGTGAAAAAGCATACAATGAGTTTCAGCCCTGATGGAAGTCCGATACGCGGGAAATGGATGGAAGTTACCTTAGAGAATAACAGTAACGACCCGATTGAAATTACATCATCTACCACCAACTTAACTAAATCCTATTTATGATGTTACAGGTACGCGAAACAACTCCGGAAGATATCAAATCCACAAACAAGTGGATGCTCGCATGGAATAAAAACGAGCGCGAAGAACACCTTTACCCGACAAAAGGTCTGATATTAGAAGATACCGATACCGGAGAAGGAATATGGGCGGGCTATGTTTGGATTACAAATTCTGCCATAGCCTATATTGGTTTCGTAACCCGTAACCCAACTTACTCTAAAAAGAAAATAGCCAAGCAAAACAAAGAAAACTTCCTTCGTGAGTTAATTTCGTACGCAAATAAACTTGGATATTCATATATCACGACTTGGACGGAAGACCCGTTTCTTATTTCAGATTACAAAAAAATAGGATTTACCGAGACCAGTGATAAAACAAGCGAATTTATCCTTAAAATAATTTAATTATGCCATTAGCACCAGCAGCAATAGCAACCATAGCAGGCGGGGCATTAACCGCAGGAACAGGAATCTTTCAAGCGATAGGCGCGGGTAAAAGAGCCAGACAAGCCCAGAAAGCCATTAAAGAATATGACCGTCAGGAACTCACAAACCCTTACGCAAACCTTCAAGTATCTACTGCGGGAGCCGACCTTCAGAGAGCCGACATCGCGCGGAGTGTTTCTACGTTTGCAGATAACGCTGCTTTAGGTGGTAGCCGTGCTGTATTAGGTCTTTTACCAAACGTGCTTCAACAACAAATCGGTCAAGAGCAGAAAATCGCTGCCGACCTCGACCAGCAGTATATTCAAAACACACAACTCGCAGCACAGGGCGCAGGTATGGTTCAGCAGATGCAGGAACAGAGAGAAAATGCAGACTTAGCAGGATTAGGTCAAGCACTGCAAACAGCAAGACAGGAAAGAGCAAACGGAATCAATACAATTGCACAAGGCGCAATGGGCGTAATGGGCGCAGCAGCCGGAGGATTATTCGGCAAAACCCAAACACCTACGCTGACTGGAGGTGCAGGAGCAACAATTGTAAATCCAGGAAGCCAATTGGTTAATAATCCACAGCCCGCACCACAACTAAATAATTCCATTTTAATAAAACAACCCCCAGCGTATTTAAACAGTAGATTACAAGGAGTTATACGACCTGCTTGGATGAATCTCACTTATGCTCAACCAACTTACATAGGAGATTAATATGGCTACACCTAAAGGAAACGCTACTGCATATCAGGCATTAAAACCAGTTACATATACTATTGGTGATATGTTTATGAAAGATGTTGATGAATGGGTTAAGCAGGGGCAATACGAGAAAGCTGCAAAAGCAAAAACTGCTGCCGAAAATAGTGCAAGGATTGACGATTGGCAGAAACAGCTTAAAATCGACCCTAAAGAAGTAGAGAAAAATGTTACCGATGCTTCCGTTGGCTTTTTTAATTATACCACAGATGCCATTAACAAATCTATGGAACGGGCAAGGTCAGCACAAACAGACTACGAAAGAAACAAGGAATACGCCAACGCTTCAAAATTAAAGCAGGATTACCTCTTGATGACTACCGTATTTGGTGGTACAAACCTGATGAAAAATTCAGACCAGCTTAACGAGAAACTTGCCGGAGACGGGGTATTTGAAGGTGACGCTAAGAAAGCAATCTACCAATCTTTACAGTCCGGAATGCTAAAGTTTGAAGCAGACGAAAACGGAAACCATGCCTTCTATTTCTACGGTAGCGGAAACAAGGATGAACCTGCAAAAAAATACAGCATTGGTGAACTTTCCGTAATACTGAATACCGATGCCGAAACCAATTACCTAAATGCAAACAAATGGAACGGGGGTAACACGGTAGATAAAAGAATTAGAGACGAAGCTGCTAAACTATTTACCAAAGTAACAAAGGGTGACGGAAACCAAACAATCAGCGAAATGAAATTCGACAGAGATCAGGCTTACAAGGAGTTTGATTCTAAGTACGAGTTCAACGCCAACACCGCCTTAATCGACAGACCACTCTACCAATACGGCTGGCGTACTTTAGGTAAAAAAGCCATCGAAACAGAAGAAGATTTCAAGAAAGTCCGCGAAGCCTATATTGACGACATGAGCCGTGCCGTTCCTTATGAATATTCTAATGTAAAAGAAAAAACAGACGAACAGTACAATTTAGATTTAGCAAAAGACAGAGAATCTATCAAAGCATCAAGACGTACCGGAAGAGGTGGTGGTAGTGGAAATTCCGCACCTAAACCGCCATCAATAACAGTAACCCCAAATGCTTCTATCACTATTCAACGCTCAGACGGAACAGTAGATTACAGTAATGGTACTTTACTAAATCTTAAAAACAAAGAGTATATAGCAGCTTACAAAGTTCCTAATTCTAAAGGAGGTGGATTCCATACAGAATATTTTATCGTAGGAAAAGACGAGAACGGAAGAATGGCAACTCAAAAACCTACTTCACGGGCAGATGCTTTCGCACGTATTCAAGGGTATGGCTATGACCCTTTGACATTTGATGAAAGTGTAAATAGGGGTACACCAGTAGTAAGAACGAATCTTAAGAAAGGAAATAAATTAGGCAAGATTAAATATGACGAAGCGTATAAGCCCGATGCAGAAGAAGGTCTATTTGAAAAATACTTAATGAACGGTGGTAACTAATAACAAAAACGACATGAACGGAGACTTAAAACTTTTATTCGACCAGTATAAAGCTGTAAATCCTGCGATTACAGAAGAAATGTTTCAGAACTCTTTAGACAGCTTTGGTGAACAGTATATTACCGATGTTACTGAAGTTGTAAAAAAAAAAGACCCTACCAGTGGGAATCCGAATTTAACGACTTCGACACCACAGACGGACTTGCCGACATTACCGAACCCAATACCAGAGAACGAGTTTACCGTACCTTTGGGGAGCGAGCAAGACCTTTCATCAGCATCTTCGGATACCACGGTAGAAATACCTTCTACGGACTTGCCATTGACAGATGTGGCTTCTTCTGGTACAGAAAGTTCTAATGCAACCTTGCCTGATGGGTTAGGAAATCCAATCGGAATTACACAACAGCAAACCTATACTAAACCAAGTGCAGGTATTTTGGCATACCAAATAGGCAATGACGAAATCAATCAATATAATGATAATGTTGGGAACTTAAATAGAACAATAACAGGAGTATCTAATGCTACAAATTTAGCGAGAGCTAATGAAATAAAAATCAAGAACGAACAAGCGAAAGCAGAATACGAAGCAAAAAAAGCAGAGTATATCAGCAAAGTTAATCAAGCTGAAATAGAAGGAGCGAAACAAGTTGAAAAAATATTCAATGAAATTCCTGATGAAATATTAAATCCTACGCCAGAAGAACTACAACAAACGCAAGAGTTTATTGAGAAGTTTACTTTTGATGGTTATAATGGGAAACCTATTTTACCTATTCAGCCATTTGATGAATATGGAGTTGCCTATGAAGTAGGCAGTAACCAATATTTAATTGATTTAGAAAAAACAGGAGTTATTTATATTCAGAAAGACAACAAAGGGAATAATATTTTAGAAGATGAAAAAGTAAGGTTTAAAATCGTAGATAAAAATTACTATGATAATACTTACCTTCCATATATGACCCAACAACAAAGCGACTTAAACAGCCAATGGCAAAAACAAAACTACGAAAAAGCACAATCTAATTTGGCAGAAGCGAAAAGTAGATTTGCAAAAGGAGAATCTGCGCCGCCCACAACCCCACTACAAAACAGATACGCTGAATACTTTGAAAAAACAGGAAATTTAATTTCTATTGAAGATTTAGAAAGGATTAATACAGAAGAAGGTTTTGCAACTGTATTAGCAGAAGGTATCGCACAAAAAAATGTAAAAGATAACCCATCGCTTGACTACAATAGTGAAGTAGAAAAAGCATATCAATCAATTAGACCATTTTCAGATAACGAATTAGTAGTAAATGGTACAAACCTTTTAACTCAATTATCATTAGGTATTGATAAGGATATTGAGGTAAACCAAACTATGAATACTTCTACAAGAAGAAACTTCAATAGTTCCGATTGGGATTCAGAAAAACAATGGTTACAAAAGAATCTACAAAATCCAGAGTACGCTAAATTATTTAGCCAATATTGGAATACAGGTGGAGGTAAAGAAAAGTTTGGGGCATCGGAAGCAAGAATGAACGCTACCTTTAATTCACAAGAAGGTAGAGCCGAATTATTTGATGATTTTGAAAATTATAGACTTGTTGAAAACTATGCGAACCAAGAAGCAAATGCAGATATTTTATCTCAAACAAGGCTTAAAATTAAACAAGCAAAGGAAAATAAAGACTTAAATGCTTTAAAAGAAAACATTGATAAGTTACAAGTTATTCAAGAGAACATCAATAATAACAAAGCATTTTCAGATTCATTTGGAACTATCAGCGATGAAAGAAAACAAGCGCAAAAAATCGTTCAAAGGAGAGAAGCGGAAATCCAGAAAAACGAAGAAGAATATAAAAACTCATTATTTGGCGTAAAAGGAAGCGTTGTTTCAATCTTAAATGGTGCTTTAGATGCAGGTAAAGATATGGTATTAGGCATACCAAGATTGGTAAATAATATTGCAGGAGGTAATGATGCTGTGAATTATGTATTAGATGAAATAGGAAAACCTACTCAACTATTTAATGTAAAAACATCTTCAATGCTTGAAAAGGTTACTAATTATGACCTTGATGGTAAAAATATTGAAGAAAGAAACGGCTACTTCTTTGAGAAAAATAATGGAGAGTTAAAATCCGTACAACTCACATCAGCAGAAAAACAAAGATTAAAACAAACATCTACACGAACAGATTTTAGTGGAAAAGGTTTTTTTGGCACTATTGCTAACCAAATAGTTACAATGGCAGGTGCTGAATTTATGGGTGGTAAAATTTTAGGAGCTTTAGGTAAAGTAAGATATGGAAAAGCCATCGCATCAGCAACAGAAGTTTACGGAGCAGAATCAGCACAAGTAAGAAACCTTATTGCAAGACAAAAACTCATTACGAATCCATCAAACAATGGCGTTATTGGTTGGACTATTGCTACATTAGAAAACAACTACCAAGATGCTGTATCAAAAGGGCTAAAAGGAGCAGATGTATTAATGTCGATGGGAGTACAATCTTTTATCACAGGTATCGCATCTAAAATTTCACCCGATGTAAAGTTTTTCAGAGAAGCAAAAACACTTGAAGAAGGATTAATTCAAGCATTAAGAAATAATAATTCTGGATTAGCAAAATCTTTAGTCAATCAATTTGTAACATCTATTCCAAGAGCATTAATCAAAGAAGTTCCCGATGAATTGTTACAAGAATATTCGGAAAGATTTGGTCAAACAGCAGGGGAAATTATCACATCAGCCACATCTGGAAAGAACCAAGTTTCAGATTTTAATTTAGAAGAATTTAGAGATATAGGACTTGAAACGGCAGTAACAGTTGCTACATTAGGATTGATAGGTCACGCAAGAGGACAAGGGAAAACGTTTGAGTACGATGGTAAGAACTTTGATATTTCAGGACTTAACAGACAGGAGCAGTTATCGCTACTTGCCAATATTTATAATCCACAGATTTTCAAAGATTTCAAGGACAACTTTGGAGTAACAGGAAATAAACTGAATGAAGTTGAAAACCGTGTAAAAGAAGTTAAAAAATACATTGATAAAATTCCAGAGAAGGAAAAATACAGTTTAGATTCAATGTTTAAGGTTGGTGTACTTTTACAAAAGATAGAAGCAGAGAGAGAAAACCTTAAAAAAGATGATGGTACATTTGCAGAAAGAATTAACGGTAAGATTGCGACATTAACCGCCGAAGTAAACGCTATTTTAGATAACGATTTAACACCAAATACTGAAAATGCAGAAACAGCACAACCCGCACCGCAATCAGAAACAGTACAAGACCAAAACAACACAACCGACACTGAACCCGAACAAACGGCAGTACAGCCAGCTCCACAACCAATCATTCCAGGTGGAAACGGGGGTGCAGAAAGTGGCGTAACTTTAAACACAGAACCTAATGGACAAACCACCCCTGAAATCCAAAGCCCAACAAGCCAAACTCAAGAAGATGGACAAACAAGCCAAGCAGAAGGGCGAGACACCACCAATCAATTACCCGAAATGGGTCAAGGAAACACCAAACCTGAAGAACCTACCCAAGAGGTTACATCCCAAGAAGAAGTAAACGAAGATGATATTGATTTAGATGCAATTTTTGCACAATTAGAAGAAAATGAAAAAGCACAGACCAATAATCCTGGAACTAATGGAAACACTGAATCTGGGACTGATAGCCTTCAGCAAAGTGAACAAACAGGGGAAACGAATCAACAAGAAGTTCCCGCAACCGATGACACTGGAACAGGTGAAGGGAATGCTGAAGTAAGCAATGTACAGAAATTAGAGAACGAGTATAACGCCAAAAATGTAGATGAATTAGTTCAGATAAAAAAAGAGTTATATCCAAATCCTGATATTACATCTCCGATGTCTGCGGAAGAAAAGCTTTTAGATAAAGTGATTGCTAAAAAATACAGCGATATTAATGAAGAAATAAGACAGAAAAGGAAAAATACCGTTCAACAAACCCCCGCGTTCAGCGACAATGAACAGACACAAACATGGAGCGAAGAAATAATCCCAACTTCAAATCCTAATTTTTCAGTAAAGAAAACATTAAACCCAACAACGGGAATTTCATATTTTGAGTTCGTCAATACTAAATCAGGTAAGCCCGTAAATGTAAGCGATACTACTCAGAAAAAATATCTTACACAGATTGTAAAAAACACCAATTATCCAGAAACGCCTATTCCTGATGGTGTACAAAATGAAGATGACTATAATCAAGTTATATTGCAGGACTCTAAAAATCCTTTTGAATTAGCTAATGTATTAATTACAATGCCGAAATATAAGGATGTAATAGGTACAAAACAATGGCACATCGCAAATAATATCACAAGGGTTTCGCGCAAAAGTTTTATCGATTTCAGTGATGAAAATAACATCACAATAGGACTTGCTAAAGCATATTTCGCCAAGAAAGGCGAGGAAACCAATGAAACGCAAATCGACAGAATCGCTTTCAGAGCTTCATCTGATTTTGCAGGGGGTGAGTATGGCAATGATGAAATTACAGTAGGCGATGTAGTAGATTTTATGCTTGAATTCAGAAAAGGGAAGGATTCTTTTTATAAACAACTAAACCCAGAGTACCAGTCAGCCATAAACAGATTTGTTGGTATTACGGGAATGAACCCTACACAAAAGGTATTAAAAGACGTATTGGGTTTAAACACCGAAAACATCGAAGTAGAACAGCGTGCAAAAGTTTATGCCGAAAACCAAGTCGATAAACTATCAGCCGAACAGCAAAATAATTTAGCAAATGAATATGACCAATGGTTTAATTCTTTAACTTTACAAGAACAAACATTAGAATTACAAAACACATACCCTTATGAAGACATCACAGGAAGCGAGCAACAAGAAGTTGAAAAGCAATCCAAACCTGCCGACAGCAAGAGACAAAGCAGTACGGATGCTCCAAATGAAAGCACTGCAAAACAAGGCGAAAAAGCAAGCCGAAAAACAAACACTTCCCCCGAATACCAGCAACTCTTAAAAGACAGAGAAGCACAGGAAGCCCGCGTAAAATCTACCAAAGAAACCCTTGACCGTGTAAGCAAAAACACCAATAAAGATTTTCAGGCAGACCAGGTTAATCTTTTTGAAGAAAGACAGGCGCAGGAAGGAATGTTCGATGAACGTGCAGACGGTAACGCAGGTAAAGAAATAATCGCCAAAGCAAAAAGAGACTACGACCAAGCCAAAGCCGACCTCGCAAAAACAAACAAAGCAATCCGAGATTTTGAAAGCGGGAATGCAAGTGGTACGGGTGCGATGGATTTTGATTCAGAACCGGAAAATAACGAAAAACAAAAACCTACAAAAAAGACCAATATCGTAAATTCTAAATCACGCTTAATCCGTGACGAAAAGATGAACGATAAAATAAACAAAGCGTTAGACGAATTTACCAACGCAGTAAAAGGAAACCTTAATTCAGGTGTAAATCCCGAAATCCTTATCAAAGGAACAAAGTTGGTCGCGCTCTATACGGAATCCGGAGTTTACAAATTAGGAGATATTATTACCGATGCCACTGCAAGGTTAGGCGAACTCTCGAGGGAAATGTTCGACAGCATGAAAATGGCGTATGCTGCTTATCGCGAGAACGCAGATGATAACACTTTCAATAAACTCGATGCCAATACCCGTGATTATACCTACGAAATGTTTACAGAACCGAAACTCGATGGTAATGTAGATGAATTTATCAACAGGGTACAGCAAGAATTACAGTCTGAAGATAGATTGAATATTCAGAAAATAAGAAAGATTGCATCCGAATACGGACTAACCGATATTAAAGACACTACACTTCAGGAATATGTAGAAGTTGCCATCATCAACGAAGCAAAAGCGATTGTTAAACAGTCTATTTCACGAAGGGATAAGTTTGAGCAGATTAAAGAACTCTACAAAAAACAGCCTACAATATCCATGCGGAGCAGTGAGCGTGTTGAAAAACAACAATACTCTACTCCTATTCCAATGTCTTTCATGGCTGGTGAGTTTATCAATAATGCAGCACCGGAATCCGTACTCGAACCAAGTGCCGGAAATGGAATGATGGTTTTTGGAATAGATTCTGATAAAATCATTGTTAATGAGATTGACGATGTAAGACGTGAAAACTTAGAAAAGGGCGGTTACAAAATGGTATTAAACCAAGACGGCAGAAACCCTTTCCCAGTAAAAGTAAACGCACTCGTAATGAACCCGCCTTTCGGGAGCAGTGATGCAAAAGATTTTCAAGGATATAAAGTATCGGGGCTTGACGAGCAGATGACTTTAAACGCACTGGAAGCCATCGCAGATAACGGCACAGCAGCAATCGTAATTGGCGGGCATACCAAGTACAAAGACAACGGCTCATTAGCAGCGGAAAAAGCGTTTTTAAACCATCTTCACAACTTCTATAACGTAGTTGATATTATTGATATGGATGGTGGTTTATACGCAAGGCAGGGCACATCTTTCCCTACAAGAATGATTCTTATTGCGGGAAGGAAAAGAGCGTTGGTTGATAAATCAGAACACGAAAGTATTTCCTATGCCCCATTAAAAAAAGATGTCAATTCAAAAACAGTTACTAACTTTGATGAACTGTTTGATAGAGTAGAAAACGCAATAAACAAAACAAACAATGAAAATTTATTACAGCAGCCAACTACCCAGCCTATCATTAGTGATGACAGAGGTAAAACCGAAAGAAATAAACAGCTTTCATCTGGAGCAACAAGTTCAAAGACTGATAAACCAAACAATCCGACAAGGGGAGAATCCGTATCAGATAACTCAAAATCAACTGGCGAATCCGGATTGGGCAACATCACCGGAGGAATTGATAACGGAAATAATGGAATCACCACCAATGATACACCTGATTCAGCAGGCAAAACAGGGCAAAGTGATGGAAGCCGACAAAGAACAGAAGACGGAGTTCAAAAACCAGACACTACACTTTTGGCTGACAATGCTGATGGAGTGGGAAGAAAGTCACTGAAAGTAGATTTAACAAAAGAAAAAACACCTTACCCTAAAAGAAGTAAGTCACCCGAAGTGGGTGCGGTAGTGCCTACCAACATGGCGCAACCCCTGCATGATGTCCTCGGAAAATTCTCTGATATTGATGCTTATGTTCAGGATAAACTCGGTTACAAAACGAAGGAAGAACTTTTCAAGGCACTTTCCGCAGAGCAGATAGATGGCGTTGCTTTAGCAATCCAGCAGATCGAAAACGGTCAGGGCTTTATTATTGGTGATATGACGGGAGTTGGCAAAGGACGACAGGCAGCAGCCATAGTTCGTTACGCTGTACTTCAAGGTAAGAAGCCAATATTCATTACAGAAAAAGGTGGTTTATTTACCGATTTCCACAGAGATTTAACAGATATTGGAAGTCCCGATTTAAAGCCTTTCATCTTGAATGATAAGAACGCAGAATCAGACCCAAGTATCACAGATTTTGAGGGGAATGTAATTCACAAGACATTATCTTCCGCTAAAAAGAAAAAAATATATTCTGATGGTAAAATGCCCGCGGAATATGATTACATTTCAATGACTTATTCCCAGATAAGCGGTGGATTAATGACTGATAAAAAAGCGTTTATTATGAATGCTGCGCGGGGAAATATCCTTATCATGGATGAATCTCACAATGCAGGTGGAGCAGACAGTAATACCGGAGCGTTCTTTCAATCCCTTTTACCGGAAACACAAGGCGTAGTTTACTTATCGGGTACATTCGCCAAGAGCCACCATAATATGCCCGTTTATGCACTGAAGACAGCTATGAGCGATGCGAACATGAGCCAGCAGGAGTTGATTGATGCGGTTGAAAAAGGCGGTGTTCCCCTTCAGGAAATTATGAGTAAAAGTCTTGTAGAAGCAGGTCAGATGATGCGCAGAGAAAGAGATTTCACAGGCGTAAGCATTGACTGGGAAGTAAAAAACGAATACAAAGAAAAGCAGGAAGAAGTATTTGATGAAGTAATTGGCGTTTTCAATAAAATCATTCAGTTCCAGGCAGATTACGTTGACCCGATCATTGAAGGTAGAAATGATGAATTAGCAGAGTTGCAGGGTGGCGCAGAAAAAACAAAAGGCACAAGCCAGATGGGCATTTCTAATACGCCATTCGCAAGCCGGACATTCAATATCGTAAGACAATTGTTATTTGCTTTAAAAGCTGAAACAATTGCAGATGAAGCTATTGTCGAACTGAAGAATAACCGTAAACCTGTTATCGCTTTTGAAAATACAATGGAATCTTTCATGGAGGATTTTGGTGGTATTGGCTCAGTGGTAGATAGCCCTGATTTTTCCGCTACTCTAATCAGAGGTCTCGATAGCGTTATGAAGTATTCCGAAAGCAATTTCAACGGAGACAAGGAAAAGAAAACACTTTCGATATCAGAATTATCGGTAGAAGGCGCACAAGCCTATAACAGATTAGCTGAAGAAATAAAAACAATCACCACCGGAATACACATTTCGCCAATTGATATTATTAAAACAAAGATTCAGCAGGCAGGTTATACTGTTGGAGAATTAACCGGAAGAAAAGCTGAAATCGTAACAAATCAAGATGGAACTTTAGAGATAGCAAAACGTACCGATACCGATAAAAAGAAACTCGCAAGAGAATTTAATAATGGTGAAGTTGATGTATTGCTGTTAAATAAGAGTGCATCAACCGGAATTTCACTTCACGCATCAAGTAAATTTAAAGACAAAAGACAAAGAGTAATGCTTTTTGGTCAGACCCAGCTTGATGTAAGTACAGAAGTTCAAATGAGAGGACGTATCGACAGGACAGGACAGGTAGTTCGTGGAGCATACCGCTATATCATTTCGCCAATCCCTGCGGAACAACGTCTTATTATGATGTTTAAATCCAAACTTAAATCATTGGATGCAAATACAACAAGTAGCCAGAAGTCTAAGACAAACGAGATTGCTGTTGTAGATTTTCTTAATAAGTACGGTGATAAAGTAGTCTTTGAGTTTCTGTTGGAAAATCCACAGTTGAACGAAAGATTACTCAGCCCGCTTAAAGAATCGGATATGGAAGGTTCTGCTGCGCCTGAAGGTTTGAGTAAAAAAGTTTCTGGTAAAGTAGCATTGCTTACTGTGAAAGAGCAGGAAGATTTCTACAAAGAAATATCCGAGCGATATACTGCTGTATTGGATTATCTTAATTCAAACGATGCAAACGATTTGGAAATATCTACCGTTCCGTTAAATGCAGAAACAAAGAGTTCTGTTGTAGTGGTACAGGGAAGTAATAAAGGAAGTGTATTCAGTGAAGACAGTATCCTGGAAACAGTAGAAGTAGATGTTCTGAAAAAACCAATGACATCTGCCGAGATCAAAAAAGAAGTAGATTCAACGCTCAATGGGAAAACACCACTTGAATACAGAAATGCTTTACTGGAGAGGACTGAAAAATACCTTGCCGACCAAAACGCAAAAGACGAGCAGGCGGTAATGGATGAAAAACCATCCAAAACAGTGCTAAAAAAACTGAAAGATGAAGCAGAGAAAAGAGGATATTCCGCAACTGAGGCAAACGAGTACATTAACACAGCACTCCAAGCACAGCGCGAAGTAAAGATTGAACACATACAGCAAAAGAATGCAGACAAAATCGGTGCAATCCGGAGACAGTTTTCTACATTCTCGGTAGATTCAATATATCTTGTTCCGTCTGCTGCGAAAATAGCATTAGATACAACGTATTCACACGGTAAATTCTTAGGCTTTAAACTGAAAGACAAACTTACACCGTCTTCAATTATCGCAGTATTTGCGGTACACGATGGTCGTAGAAAAGTAGAAATTCCTTTATCCCAAATAGATTATCTTAATGCTATCTATGCCGAAACAGTGCGGAGCAGACCGAGAATGAGCGATGAACAATGGGATACAGCAATACCTACAAGCCGTAGGAGAAGAGCCTACATCGTAACCGGAAACTTATTGCAGGCGTACAGCACTAATGATGGTCAGTTGGTATCATATACCACCGTAGATGGTAGGGTAAAACAAGGTATCTTAATGCCACACAATTTCAAGCCGGAGAAACAGAAAATGAAGGTCTTAATCTCTAAAATGGAAGGGGCAATCAGAGACGGAAGAGCAGTAATGGATATTAGCGGAGACGTAATAGTTTCTGCGGATCGTGGTGGTTTTTCTATATCAGTACCAAACACAAAACTGCGTGGCGGTAAATACTACCTCGATAATGCACTGCGGGATTTGGTTATTGGCGGTGATTTAAGACAGTCTGGAAGCAAAATGGTTGGCGCAATAACAGATAGTAATTTATCGAAGGTATTGCAGTATTTATCGGAAGTTCACAATACAACGGTACTTACCGAACCTATCCAATCCAAATCAACAGCCACACCGGAATTGCAGTCAACCAACGCGAACTTCACAGCAATCCCTAAACCTACTTACGACAAACTCGTAAAGCGTTTATTAGGTGTGTTCAAAAAGTTTGGCGGAAAAGTGACGACTGACTGGAATGAATTTAAAAGGTTAGCAGAAAAATCAGGAGTGAATGTTAATGATGTTGACTTTAATATTATTGGAGAAAAAGCATTCAAAACCAATCACACATCTAATTCTGATTACCTGAATTTACTCTACGGAAAGATGATGGATACTAATGGAGCAACAAGAATTGAAACAATACTTCAGACCGGATGGTACAAAGATAAAGATGGAAAATGGAAAAAAGCACTATATGGTGACGCTAAATTAAATGAAAGCATTAACTTTGATGCAGGTACAACTCTCGGTGAATTACTGAATTATCCGGAATTGTATAAATTTTACCCCTCTTTTAAATCCGTTCGCGTATCCTTTGTAGATTTAAAAAACGGTAACGATGCGGAAGTAGAAGGAAACTTAATTAAAATAGACAAGAAAAATGGAAAACTCACAAACGAAACTGTTCTCCAGTTGTTGGGACACGAAGTACAACACCTTATTCAAGCAGTTGAAGGATTTGACAGAGGAAGCAATTTTGACAGGGCAAGACGAATCCTCAATAGATTGGTTATGCGGGGCGGAGTTCCGGCTGGCAATGATAGCCAAGTCGGTCAAGCAGAGCAAATCATCAGTAAACAATTTGGTGCAGGCTGGAAAAACGATTTACGGGATGGAAAAATCAATGAAGAAAGAATAATTGATTTAATATACTTCAATACAAGTGGCGAGAAAGAAGCACAATTTGCAGAGAGAATTATTTCAGGCGAAATATCCAATGATGAAAAATTAGCATTGGCAGTCCTCGCAAGAGACCGTTTCGGAACAGTAAAAAGCGACATTAATTTATTCACAACCCCAAATGGCGAAATCTACGGAGCTAAATTCCCGGATGGAACAATTTACTTAAACCCCGAAAAGGTAAATGCCAATACTCCAATCCACGAGTTTTCTCACCTTTGGCAACAACTAATGCCATCAAGGTTTAAGAAAGGCGTAGAACTACTGAAAAATATTCCGATAGGTAAACGTATCTTTGCAGAATTAAAAGCCAATGAGGGATACGCAAATAAGTCAGACGAGGAACTTTGGAATGAAGCATTGGTTACGGTAATGGGGAATGAAGGAGAAAGAATTTTCAACGCGCCAAGAACGAGTAAGTTTAAGGAATGGTTGGTAGATTTATTCAAAAAGTTGGGTGATGCTTTCGGCATCCGCGACTTGTCCCCTACTGATAAACTTTCAACCTTCGTAAAAGGCGCGCTTAGCGAAGTAATGGGAACGAAACAAATAATTCCGGAAAGCCGTGTAGAAAACAAAGAAGTAGGCTTATACCTAAAAGACATGACCAATGCACAGCTCGAAACCATACTTCGGGAAAACGGTTTAATCCAAGATGCCGTGTGTGCATAAGCACTAATTAATCAAAGGCACTTACTTCACGGTAGGTGCTTTTTGTTTAGCAAAACCAAATTAACCGATTATCAGTGTACTTTTGTACCACACAACGATTTATATTATGGGTGATTGTTTTTCATACGGTGGCAGAACGTACCGCAAAAACGTACTGTTCGAGAAGATACGAAGCAAAGCAGAGTTCTTTGCAAAAAAACACGCGATTACAGGATTCGATGTAGAAGTCGCTTTAGGAACACTGAAGGACACGACAGGGAATGTAGAGTTTCACTTCGGTGCATTAGACACGCCAATCCTACCCAAAACATTAATCGCCAAAGTAGCTAAAGTTACCAAAGACAAAGCTGCCGACATTATCAGAGATTCAGACTGGTATCAGAACATTTCCGCACTCGACCAAACGCAGGTTGACGACCAGTTGGAGGATGTGTATGCTTATGCCAAGAACGAAATAAAAAGGCATAAGGAAAAAGCAGCACAAGCAAATAACCCAACAGAACAGGCTACACAAGCCAGAAACAAAAATCTTGTTACCGAAAGGATTAAAGTCGAGAAACGCAAACCAAAGAACGCGATACGAAATATTAACGATATTATTGCAGATCTAAGCAAAGGACTGAAGGCAACTTTAATCAACGCGAAACCATTATCCAGAAGAGCAGCAGGAACATATAATCCTACAAATACATTAATCAGAATACGCAACGCAAGCGATGTAGATACAGTAGCACACGAACTCGGTCACTTACTCGATGACAGGTTCGATATTTACGGAAAGATAACCCCTGACAACATTATCCCGATTATAAGACAGTTGAAGTGGTTTTCCGAACGAGGAGGAAGTAACCCACCTGCAAAAGCAACAGCAGACCAAAAATCTGAATACATACAGCGTGAAGGCATTGCAGAGTTTATCCGCGCTTTCGTGTTTAATCCGGAAGCAGCCAAAACGATAGCTCCCGAATTATACGACCATTTTCAAAATAGCATCGACAAACCCACCAGAGACACATTAAAGAAGTTCAGCGATGATGTAATCGACCTTAGCAACGGAACGGCAAGAGACAAAATTACAGCACAGGTGGAAGTGGATTTTAAAGGAGATAAGAAAAACAAAGTCCTTGAAACCCTTAATTACTGGTTTACAAAAGATGAAATTTTTGGCTGGGGTTTATTTGCTGATTTTAATACGAATATCCTTAACTCATTATCAAAAGCAAATAAGGCTTTTCTATACATCAATAGGATCCAGGGTGACAGAACTTTGCTTCCTGAGAAAGATTTTACCGTGTTAAACAAGCTATTTAACGGGGTATATGGAAAAATAGACAGAATATTACGGACTGGTTTAGTTGACGGCAGGAATCAATTGATAAAAGACAGCAACGGGGACGTTATGAATATGGAGTGGCTATTCAGTCCACTTGATGCAACATCTGAAAAATCAGTATCAGATGATATGCGCGAAGTAATATCATTGCTTGTCGCGGAAAGAACCGTAGAATACGTTACAAAATTCAACCGTACAGATAACCTTACCGGAATTGGAGCAGGAATAGAGACGGATATGGATGTAGCAACAGAATACCTTTCCGATTTTGAAGAACTGAAAACTTCAAACAGAGAAAAGTATGACCGCATCAAAGAAGCAGCAAGACGATACAGAGAGTACGCTGATGGTGTATTACAGTATGCTGTTGACAAAGGGAGATTAAGCAAGGTTGATTACAAAAAAATAAAAGATTCAAATGCTTTCTATGTAAACCTTACCCGTAGCAAAGAAGAAAGTGCTACTGTTGAAGATGAAGTAGAGAAACTTTTAATGTCAAGTAAAAATATTACTTCTACCGGAAACATATTTAAAAAAGCAAAAGGGGGAACAGACCGAATCAGGAACCCCTACGAATCACTTCTAATGAACTCCGCAAATATCATTAAGGAAGCAGACCGGAACGAGATTATGCGTAGTTTTGTTGATGGCTTACGAAACAGCAGGGGTATGGGAGAAGGTACACCGATAGATTTGGCTCGTATTGCAAGTAAAGGTAATTCAAGCGATAATAATGCCCGAAAGATATTTGTTGACGGCAATATGGAATGGTGGAGATTTTCTAATCATATTATAGATGCGGTTCTGGCTATTGAAGGAGATGGGTTTTCATTCCACTGGTTAGCAAAATTACCCGCTGCAACAATCCGGTGGACGGTAACTCATTTCCCTGTATTTGCTGCGCGAAACGTAACCAGAGATACTGTATCACGACTTATTAACAGTAGAAGTGTAAATATTGGTAAAGACGGAATAAAAGGTCTCAATTTATTACACGGTAAATCAGACAGGGAATTATTTGATTTATACGGTGGTAGTATGGGTGGTCACATGGTTGACCGTGATATGTATAAAAAACATATTGCTGAAGCCACAGAAAAAATGCTCGACAATGGTCATTTTGTACTGCATCCGAAAAACTGGGGCAGACAGTATAGGCAACTTCTTGAAAAAGGCGAGAACGTAAACCGGATTGCTGAATTTAATTCCGCTTATAAAAAAGCTAAGGCAGACGGAATGGACGATTACAATGCGGGATTATACGCAGCATTCCAGGCAAGGGATTTACTTGATTTCGCAACCGCGGGGCATTGGATAAAAATAATGAACCAAATAATACCATTCCTAAACGCGGGGGTTCAGGGGGTCGCAAGAACAGTAAGATTCGCAAAAGAAAATCCAAAATCATTTTTGGTTAAGCAGGCAATTTTCACCATAGTACCACAAATACTGTTTCGTGCATTGGTGCATCTCAATGATGACGATGAAGAGTATGAAAACCTTCCGGATTATATGCGCGACTTCTTTTGGAATTTCAAAACACCGTGGACTGGTGACAAATGGATTTCTATTCCTAAACCTTTCGAGAATGGTCTTATTTCATCGTTTTTTGATAGGGGTGTGAGTTTATATTTAGGAAATAAAAAAGCGTTTGATGGGGCAACAGGTTCTTTCTTTAAATCAATTATTCCGGTTGACGAAAGCACTTTAATGGGTTCATTCAAACCTTTGTTAGAAGTATTATTTAATGAAGATACATTCAGGGAAAAAGAAATTATTCCTACATGGGATATAGACAAAATACGTTCTGAAAGAGATTCTGATGCGTACGCTTCACGAATAGGTAAAGGAGTATCAGATGTTATTTATTCCCTGTCGATGAAAAAGACGGATATAAACCCAAATAACATCGACCACATCATAAAAGGATATGGTACATATTTCGGAACAAATGCAATTGCTTTATCAGACATCGGTAAAGAAGGAAGCCAGAATAAGATTACTTGGAATACTTTAGGGTTTTCAAAAAACACACCTATCGCAAATGCTAAAAATGTAAAAGAAGTAAGCGAGTTATCTAAACTGTTAGGGATTCCTTACGGTAAAGAAATGCGAAAGATGCGTGATTTACAGAAAGCGTATTACGATACTGATGACGATGCTAAAAAACGCAAATTAGTTACCGAAATCTACGACTATGCAGATGAATTACTTATAGACTTCAAACAGCAGAAAGCGTTCAGGGAATCTAATCCTAATTTTGTTGAAAACTTAGCTTCGGATATTGTGAACAAAAAAATATCATTAAAAGAAGCATCTGTTAAGCTGAAAAACTTAAAAGTTAATAAAGAGCAAAGAGTAAGTATAATTAAAAAAGTGGAAAAAGAGATTAAAGAAATGCTAAAGAACAAGCAGGAATAACTACTAACCACACACCCTACATAAAAAACCGCCACTACTTAATTGCATTGGCGGTTTCACTATGAACAAACAACAAAAAGAAAGACTTTCTATTCGGGCATAATAACAAGCTGGGTTTGAGATTGACATATCGCGTCACTAAAGCCCGTATTGAACCCAAACCCTATTTTTCCGAACACATTTCCTGCATGCGTTTGCGAACTGCCAAATGCCGACAAAATAAAGTCATAGATGCCTGGTGCACGGGTGATAGGCGTTGCATTAAACGCGATATTTCCTATATTGTATGAATCGGGTATAAACAACGGATTACCTAAATTGCAATCAACAGTTGCGCCGATCGTCCACCGATCTTTCTCACCAGTCATACTTACATACCCGCTGAATGTGTTTCCAACTACATTCAGTTTAAAAGTGGTATTGCCGTTTACCTCGTCTATCACGTCGTCGGTTATAAATATATCAACCTGCAAATCAATCATATTCAGCTTCACTACCGATACTACATTGCTTGGAATAACACCGCAGTATCTTTCAAAGGTAAACTCCGTGAAATAGTTTCCGGTATATTGTCCATCTGAAGAACCTTCTGCCGAAAACTTCAATACTTTATTATCCGTCATATCGCGCACAACAATCTCCTGCCCTACGGTTACGTCAGCGTACACCTCAGTCCCGCCACCTGGATTTGTAAGGTAGAATAATCTTCCTTTATGGGGTAGTGATAATATTTTAATTTTGTCATCAGTCCAGCTCCCACAACTTGAACTCGCGAGGTAATCACTGAAAGGATTTGAGGTATCATTGAATTTTACATCGTCTTTATTGGCGACAAATGCGGATGTAGAATTAAACTCCCTTGTCAGGTTTAAGTCATTTTTACCTTTATACTTGAAAATTATATTTGCCATTTTTATTTATATTTTATATAGACCCAAATACCAGTTCATAACCAATTAATCTAAAAACAGTTTGAGGATCAGAAGATAGCGGTTGATACATTTCAATTGGGTTACCACTTGCATCAAGCAATTGCAATAAGACATTTTCTTTTATCTGGGCTTTATTTCGACTGCTGTCAATCCTTGTGCATCCCACATATACACTGCCGAAAACATCCTCGTTTACAAGCGCCGGAACAGTAATGTCAGTTACTTCATTACCCATGCTTCCGCTAAAAGAGTTTCCAATCACAACAAATGCTGCTTTTCTACGCGTACCGGCGTCGTTGTTATAAACCACACCTTCGCTAACAGGAAACTGTGTATTACCGAAAGTTGGATTTATTATCCGTACTTTTTTCACTAAATGTTTGTTGGTTTCATCGAGAAATATTGGGTATGTTTGATTTACACCACTATCATGCTGGGAATGGGCGTTTGCGATACTCATCATTTCTCCCACCGTTTTGTTCAAAAAAATCTGAAACCCTACTATTTTGTTGTATCCAAATTCTGTTTGAATAGCCGTTGACTCATCTGTCGCATTCCACTTAGTATCGGAGAATCCACTGGTGTTACCACCACCATAACCCATCGCTGAGCCAACATAGATGGGATTGGGGTCTGCCATTGACAATGCTGAATATTTTAAAGTTATCATACCCATACTACCCAACTGATATATTGCCTTCGCTATCCTTCACTTTATATTGATTTACTTTTTCGTAGTAAGTATCTTGATCTACTGGATTATATTTTAAACTTCCTGCATTGATGTTGAACATAGAAATCCACGTTCCGGCTACATAAGGCACTCCGCTGTATTCATACCCAATAACATCACCAAAGATTGCCAGTTCCGTTACTTCATCACCGTCATAATCAGAGAATACAAAATCAGAAACAGCAAAGGTGTGTATCACTCGGTTATATTTCTCGATAATCACATCTCCGGTTACGGGTGCTGAATTGTAGTACATTCCAATAGAAATTGGCGCGCCTTCAAAATTGAAATTTAAAACATAATTCGCCTGGGTACTTATTGGATAATGGTAAACTACCGTCTGTAAATCTCCGGACGAACTAAGGGTTTGGTTTATTTTGCTTTCAACCTGCAAATAACCTTCTGTTCCAACTGTCCCGGTAGTGTATAAAACCTGTCCTGCTGTCAACACTTGCCCGCTACCGTTTGTATATGGGATTAAAACATCTTTTGTGTTCGATGTATTTCTAATAAAGTAAGAGTTTACCCCTGTAAAAACAAGTGGTATAACTGCTCCGTATCTGAATGTAATGTATGCCATTTATAATGATGTTTGTCCTGCTGTATCTCTTGCTTTCCACACCGTAGTTTCATCTGTATAGGAATTGGTATTTGGTGCGAGCTTCTGCAACAGTCCGTTTTCGATTGATGCTCTTGGGATAATTGTTCCACTTGCTAATGTTGCTCCATTCAGCCTGTATGACGATGTATCTCCTTCGATAATAACTGCATCAAGGTCATCGTTATCAAGGTCGGTAAAGTGCGCTAAAAAGTCCGCTATCGTAAGTGTGTAATTTACCCTGTTCCCCAGAACTTTTAAAATGTCTGTAACTACCGGAGGTTGGTTTACAACAGGTACGGTTACGGTAAGGTTGTACATATTTGAAATTCCGTTTACCGAAATGGTGTATGCCGGACTTAAAGACGTTCCTTTATACATTCCGTTGTAGTAAACCGGAACATTGATAGTTTGGTTTGCCTGTATGGTGAATGCTTTTATTTTTGCACTGAAGTTTCCCCCGCCAACCGTATCGGTGAACAGAGTGGTTTCAGAGAGAATTGAAAAAGGGACTGAACAGTAATTCGTTATTTTAATCGTCTTCTGCGTAACATCATTATAGTCGAAACCTTTTATGATACTATCCGTATAGGTTTGCGATGGGGTGAGTTTTACGCATTCTGCTTCTGTCATTACTTTTGCAGAAACAAACATTGATACTTTATTCATTTTAATAAGCGTTTTGTTTTGCCATTGCTTCCTGTTTCATCTGGGCGATATACTGTTCTATATCCTGTTCCCGCAGATTCAGCCCGCACATTTGTAATGTTTCTATTAATACTCCGGAGATAAGGGAATGATGTACGTCAACATCCTGGAAGTCGTTGGCACTCGAATTAAACATCGGTACATTTCCCACGATTTCAAAAGTCCACTTTGGGTCTTTCGGTTTTCTAAGGTAGTTGATTTCAATATTTTCCTGTATCGGGTAAAAGTAAAGGGTGTTTCCAATCATGGTAAAAATCGGCATACACTGGCTCGGCTTCATCCGGTTACTTCGCTTTAGGGTGTTGAACTGTGCGTTCTCGGTCTTCTCGATTAAAGATTCACTATTGTAAACTTCCGAGAGATACCAAACATCGTCTTCAAGTTCATGTTTATCCTCAACTCCAGATGCTTGTTTTGTGGTGAGATAGTATTCAATCGCCTGAATACTGAATCTCGTTTGGTCTGCAAATCCAGAACCCAGATTAAATCGGTTTTTTCTGAACACAATTTTTTTGTATTCTGAAAGTAGTTCATTCGTAATTTTACGCTGTGCCTGCTGTATGATACTATTAAACTCAAAGGGAGATATTTTCCCCCTTTGGTCTTTGTTTAATAGCACGTTGGCAGTTTCGTATATGCTGTTAATTAGCATTTATTCAAGTTTTATTTAGATTCGATAATCTCGACAATCTGCTTGTTGGTCTTGTCGGCTAACTCGTCTTCCGTGATTCCGAGTGAAAGGGCTTTCTCTGTAAGTTCTGCCTTGTTCATTTTGTCAAGGTCTTTTTCAGCGACCTCTTTCGCTACTTTATCGTCAGCTTTTCTTTTCAGTTTGCTGGCTACTGCCTGCGCAACTACATGGTAGTCCGCTTTCCCTTCTTTAGTTTCAAAGTAGTTGGCAACAGCTTCTACCGCGCTCTCCCCTTTTGAAACGTAAACAAGCCTTTCCCCGTTGAATGTTACTTCCAGACCGTCATAGCTTTCCTCGATAACTTCGTACCCTAATGCTTCGGCAACAAAGAATTTCGTTTTCTGCGAAGTTTTGGTGTCGAATACCGCGAATACTTCTTCCGGCTTCTCTTGGGCAATAGCCAAAAGTAATTCCTGAACTATTTCTGGTTCTGTGGTAAAGATTTTTCTTCCGAGTAGTCCGTAAGCAACAGGAATGAAGTCTTCTTTTTTCATCGCTTCAATCATGTTCATCGCTTTCAAGGTAGTCCGGATTCCGGCAAGGTTTGCTTTAGCATTTGCAGTTGGCTCGTACAGTTTAATATTCTGTCCGTCTGCAATCATTAAATCCAAAAACTGCTGAATAAGCGGGTCGGAAATAGGCATTGGGTTGCTCACAATAGTAAGGTAACTTTTTTGAGCACCCTTAGATTGGTCTTTAGCAATCAATGTTCCCTCACCTTCTGAATATCGGTGTAGGACTTTAATCTTCTTTTCATTTCTGAAATTTCCCTCCAGTGGAATAGTGTAACCTACTCGCGGAAATTGATACAATTTTGTTGTGTCTGACATATATGTTCTTTTAAAGTTTTGTTAAGAAAAAAAACAGGGCGGTGTTATTCCGCCCCGTATTTACTAAAATGCTGGTTTACCCAATACAAAGTGGTTTGCCTGAGCAACAGCCACGGAGAATGTGTTTGCGTATTCAACTTTTACTTTCCCTGCTCCCAATCCTTGAGTGGTCACATATCTTCTCATTTTCATTACAACACCGTCTTTACCTTTCCAGATAAGGGTTACATAACCTACGTTTTCAGATGTTCCGTCTGCGTAAGTGATTTTGTTGTCCCCTTGTGGAGTTAAGATAAAGTTATATGCTTTATCCATGTTCACGGAAGTTCCTGTTTGGTCAAGCATATCCCATCTTTGGAAGAAGTAGTTTCTGCCGTAGATGTCGATTCCTTTAAAGCCTAAATGCTTCATAGTATCAGCGTTTACATCAAACGGGTCGTAAGTAGCAGTCATGCCGTTTACAAGCATCGTCTGAAGTTTTCTGTACTGCGTGCTGTTTGCGTGAATGATGTAATCTTTTGGCGCAAGTCTTCGTCTCTGGATATCATCAATCGTCTGCAAATCTTCTTCAGTTTCGATGAATCCCTGCCATCCGTAACCTCTCTGCTTCACCTGCTCGATGATACCGTCCATACCTGCACTGAATGTACCTGCTGTTTCCGCTGCGGAACCTGCTTGGTTTTGTTTCCCTAAGAATAACTTACGGTCAACATTCTGCCAAAGTCTTTTCTGCATTTCATCAAGATTTCTGTCTCGGTGATAAGTTGATCCACCTGGTTCGTCAACGATTCTTTCGTACATACTCGCGTTGTACAAATCTTCCTCACAATAAGTGAAACAGTCAGAATCTCTTACCATTGTGTTGCTGTAAGAAACATCTTTGTATCTAAATCCGATACAGGTTGGAGATTCACAGTTATCTAAGTTTTTACCCAATGGGAAAACGTGAATGTTCGTAAGTGCAATCGCAAACGCTGCATTGTCTTTCGACAAGATTGTTGCTGATTTTCTGTCCGCAGAAATAGACTGCACGATACCATGCTCTTCTTTTCCTGTTGCATCAATTAGCAACACCTCTTCTTTTGCTTCAAATCCCCATGCAATATCAGCAGCCGTATATTTACAGTTGTCGATGTTGTTAGGGTCTAAAACTACCGCTTCCGGATTAAGGGTGAATACATTTCCTACTCTTGTCACCAATCTGTTGGTTACATAGTCGTAAGGTGCAAATGCGTACCCTGCTTCTTTCCACCAGAATTGGTCGCCTGCTTTCGTCATCTCGTTTCCGGAAGCCATAAGCCACGCAAGATAAGTGTGCTGCAATTCCTTTTCAGTGAATTTTCCTAAATATTCTGGGTCTTTCAAATGACAAGAAATATCAAGTGATGCCAGTGGTTCAATTTTCCCGTTGAATGCGGGATCTACCGTGTATAACGGTGTTGCTGTTGGTTGTACTACAATAGCCATGTTTTTTTGTATTTTTTAGATTAAGGTTTTCAGCGTGCCATTTTATTAATTTGGTACAACTGATTTTTTGCAGATTCCCTGCCTGAATCACCTTCTACTTCTATCCTTGCGGAATTGTTGATATTGCGCTGGCTTTTCATCTGGGATGCTTTCCCTTCTTCTAAGCCCTGCTCATAGGCAGACTTTAATGCAGCAGTCCTTGTTTCCGGAGTAATCCAATAAAGGATGTCTTTCGTAAACTCGTCATGCCGTTCTAACTGAATCCCGTCTTCGGAAAAATACTGACTTGTAATTTCAGCCAGCTTATATCCCGTTTCCCGCAATGCCTTTCTTTCATTGTCGGTAGGAGTTATCATTAGTTTTTGTCCGTTAATCTCAATATCAATTCCTTTTAACTCATTTGAAGCCTGCATGACTTTAGCATCGTAATTCTGCTTTACTTCCTGCTGGAATTTCTTAACATCTTCTTCGTTCAGTTCAGGAGTGCCTGCGTTTTCTCCGGTATTACCTTCGGGGCTGTTAAGAAGTTTTTGAACCTGCTCCGTATAAAACGAATCTGCATCTTTCAATAGCTTTTCCTTTTCGGCTTGTGCTTTTAGAAATTCAATGCTTTCTGTATCGGGTTCATCTCCAAAATCGTCTTCGACCAGTGGTGATTGTAATTCCATTAACCTAAGTTTGATTTCCGTGGGGGTCAATCCTTCTTTTTCAGCAAGGTATTTTCTTATACGGTCTTCTTCAGGAATTTCTGCCAGTGGCTTTTTCAGATTGAAATAATCTTCTTCAGAAAGGTCTGGGTTTCTGTTCAGGAAAGAATTTAACTCCGAAATCTTTTCGTTAACGGGTGGTTTGCTTTCCGGAACTTCTACACTCGCACTTTCATCTGAAGGTGTTATTGGTGTTTCGTTTATTTCGTTTGGTTCGGCATTTTCCGTCACGTCCGCTTCTGCGGGTGGGTTCTGCTCTGTGCTTGCTTCCACTACCGCAGTCTCGCTGGGTGCTGAAAACTTCTCATTAAAATACTCTGTGCTAAAATCAGCCATGTAAATTGAGTTTATGATTTATTCACCAAAAGTAAAAACACCGTATATATTATTGCTTTTGCTAAACAAAATATTCTTTTTATTACAAATTTTATAATTTTTGTTTGGTGAATTAAAATATTTGTTTAGATTTGTAAAGTAATTAAAACGCACTGTAACCCAATTTATCATTTAACTCTTTGACCTTAACAATTCTATGATAAAGCGAAAACTTAAAAAATGTGCGGGGTGCGGGGAATACAAAATACTTTTCAGCAAAGGGATGTGCCAGTATTGTTGGTCAGTCGGATATAAGAAACCGATTAATAAGTCATCAGCAAAGAACGAAGCAAGGAAATTATTATACACTCCGGTAAGAAACAAGTTCCTCCGCGAGAATCCTAAATGCCTTACGAAATTGGAAGGATGCACAAAAGAACCGAAAAAACCAAAACCAATTCCGAAAATATCCAAAAAACGGGAAAAGGAAAGCCGGGAATACACCATCAAAAGACTGAAATTTTTGGCACAACCCGAAAATATGAAATGTCCAATCACAGGAGAAAGAGCAACAGAAATTCATCACACTTATTCAGGAGCAAATAGAAGCCGTTTTTATCTCGATGAAACAACTTGGATGGCAGTTAGCAGAAAAGGGCATTTATGGATACACGCTAACCCCGTAGAAGCAAGAGAATTAAATTATTTAAAAAGTTATTGATTATGGAAAGATGGAAAGATGTAGAGGAATTTGGAAACTATTTTCAGATTTCTGATTTAGGAAGATTACGAAGTAAGAAAAGAAAAATTAATTCTTCCATTCAACCTTGTGGATATAGATTTAATACACCTAAGATTATTTTACCACAAAATAACGGCAAGGGTTATCAACAGTATTATGTGAAATTCAATAATACCAGAGTGATGAAATATGCACATAGATTGGTTGCGAAATATTTTTTATCGAATATCAATAACCTTCCAGAAGTAAATCATATTAATGGAGACAAACTTAATAATTCTGTTGAAAATTTAGAATGGGTTACGCTTCAACAAAACCGTGACCATGCTTCTGAAAATAGTTTAATGCAGAGAGGTGAAAAACATACTCTATCAAAATTATCTGAAAACCAAATAATAGCAATAAGAAGACTTTTTAGAATTAACCCAAAATTTAATAAGCTTCAAACCGCTAAGAAATTAGGCGTTAGAGATACTACCATTCACAAAATAATAAAAAATCAAAGATGGAAACATACCGCGCAGCTTTCCCTTTTCGCACCAGAAGAACTTTTGCAACAATCACAAACATTATTTTAAAATGCAAATCAACCCCAAACAAATACTGAAAGGAACACTCTGGTATTTGATTTATAAACTGAATCTTTTGCCCGATGCCAAAAAAGATGATTTAGAACGTAAGATGGCGATTTGTGATAAATGCCCCTTAAAATCCGGAATCTTCTGTTCAACGAAAAAGCAGTTGATGACTTACGAGAAAGTAAACGGTAACTGGACACCGATAAGAAAAACAGGGTGCGGATGTATAAGGATGCTCAAAGCACTCTCAACAGACCCTTGCCCACTCGGAAAATGGTAAACTTTAATAACAAAGATATGACAACAGGACTTTACAACACCCTTACTATTAAAACGCGAATTATTGATACGTCAATCAACATGAAGCCCTTGCAGTACGCAAAACAATGTGATGCAGGAATTGATTTGGTGGCTACATCAAGAAGTTATGATGAACACGGGAATGTAGTGTATGGAACCAATAGGGCGTTTGAAATTCCGCAGGGATATGTTGGACTTCTTTATCCACGTTCGAGCAACTCAAAACAGGATTTAATGTTGAGTAATTCAGTTGGGGTTATAGACAGCGGGTATCGCGGAGAGGTAATGTTTAAATTCAAACGCACTCCGGTATATCGGGAAAATGAACCAATACCTACATATTACGAACCTGGCGACAGAATTGGGCAATTAATCATCATGCCTTATCCAAAGGTGGTATTCGAGGAAGTACAGACATTAAGCAATTCAGAACGCGGGGCAGGCGGGTACGGCTCAACAGGAAAATAAATATGCTCACCGAAGATAAACTACGAATAGAAATAGCGACATCGTCACCAGAAGTGCAGATGAAGTTTAAAGACTTCGGGAACGAAGTTATCTATTGCGGTTTCATCTTCAGACAAGGGAAAGTGTTCTGCCGGAATTTATACACCTACGATATTCACGATGACTACAAAGCAGAATATCTCGAAGTAACAGAAGTATTTAGGATTTACAGCAGGAGACATTCGGTTATCAGAATATGCAGAATGATACTTCCAAAAATAAGGAGTTACTACAAAGAATCACATTTCACTTTTTATATCACGCCTTTACTTGCTACCGTAACAGAGTGTCATAAACCCAAAATACAGCATGAAGTCCAAAAACACAACGCACGATACCAGCCATTTATTACAAGCAACCGGAAGAACAATAACCGATGGTGGTGTAACATACTTTGTAAGTCCATCCGAAAAAGTAAGAAACTTGCGCGACTTACGAGGATTAAAAAAAAACATATTCTTGGTAACAAACTTTCTGAAACCAGGAGAAACAGTAGTAGAGTTCCGGTGCGATACTATCCCTGCAATAACCTACCGAAAGGCAGAACAACGACACCTGCTAAACGAAATCGCCTTTAAAGGACACCTCTATGAAGTGGGAGAATATATCGCTGAAATTTTAGATTAAAAATAAATTCATGGAAGACAAACCAAAAAAACAACGCCTGCCTTCAAAAACTCCGGACTGGTATTTCTACGAAGAAAAAGAAGGGGTGATGAAAAAGAATTTCCTTGTCCCAGAAATAAAAGAAGACGTTGATAAACTTTTCTACTTCGGGAAACATCAGGTAGGAATCAACGACCAAAGGGAACTCGCGAAATATGTAGGCTTCAATAATTACACCCTCTTCAAAAAATATTTTATCACCGGAGAGAAACAGATCACCTACCACCAGATGCGCAAGTTTGCAAAAGGGTTGAAGTTTGATTTCGTGATGACACCCACCGTAGGCGAATACACCTACACCAAGCACAACAATATGCTGTTCATCGAAAGGAATTTTCCACCACTGTTTGTAATGAGCATCAACACCGATAATATTTTCGATTACACCCTCAAGATAAACACCAATCTGAATAGCAAGAAAAACCGGATGCGGTACTTATGGAAATATATACGCAAAGCATTCGATGATTATTTCCAAGGTAAAACATCAGCTTATGTGAAGATGCTCGAAATATACCATGACTTAGAGTTTAAGTTCCAGCGTAGGGACAATACCATATTCTATAACTACTACGAGAACTACGATATAAAAGAAGTAGGCTTACCGGACAGAGAAGAGTTCCTTAACGATAGCCTTCCGGAGTTCGATATAGACGGAAAAATAGAAGACTAACCATGAGCAATTTAATCATAGGCATCGACCCAGACATCACTAAAAACGGGGTGGCAATCTTAGACCGAGAGAAAATGCACATTCAGACCAAGAGCCTTTCTTTCTTTGAATTATTCGATTTCCTTAAAGAAAATAGAGAAGCTATAAAGCAGGTAAAAGTAGAATGCGGGTTTCTGAATAAAAAATCCAACTGGCATTTCGCAAAGAACAACCGGATTATAGAGAAGATTGCCAAGAATGTAGGAGAAAACCACAGCACCGCAAAACATATCATTGAAATGTGCGAGTATGTAAAGGTAGATTACGCCATGAAACTGCCTATAAAAAAAGTCTGGAAAGGGCTGAACGGCAAGATTACCCAACCCGAAGTAGAAATACAGTTGGCTCGCCTGAAAATAACCCACACCGGAACCAAAAACCAAGACGCACGGGATTCAATACTAATCGCTTTATACTAAAAACCATGAAAGTAGCAGACCTTAGAATCAACGACAAAATAATTATAAACGGATTTGAACATGAATTTCTGGGCATACAGAAAAGGCGCATAAAAGGAATCGGCAGTATTGAGCAGATTGTTTTCCGGAACACCAAAACACAGGAAGAAAAACTATTCGATAAGAAACTCCAGTCCCGCGACCTTAAAAACAAAAACGGAATCTTAGAACTATGAAACTATTCGACATCACCTTAATCGGTATTACGAAAAACCAGTACATCATCGAAAAGATAGAGCCGGAGAAAGTTAAGAACGGAATTATCCTTACCAACACCACCACCGAAATTGAAAAAGGTATAGTAGTAAAATGCGCGACACCAGTACCAACAGATTCAGAACTTAAAATTGGTGACGTAGTATTCTTTCAGAACCATGTAGGCAACGAAATTACATGGAACAAGAAATCCTACTTAATCATAAAAGAAGAAGATATTTTAGGCACAGAGATATGAATAAAAAAGTAATACCAGAGAAAAAGAAAAAAGACGGGCAAATCGCAAAAGGTCTTTCAGAGGATGAACGTACAGATGCACAGAAAGCACTCGACACCGCAAAAGCATTAGACAAAAAATTAGGAAGAAAACCTATTATGCTCAACAAGACAGATGGCACACTGAAAAAACTGATTAAAGGATATAAAATAGCCAACCAGAACAAACGACTGAAATAACAATGACAAACGAAGAACGCGACCACCAGGCAAGGCTAAACTACAACAGACTTTGCTTTATCCTTAACTGCTTCATCCGGACAATGGATAACCTGCAAGACAGTAACCAGTACCGACACGCAATGAAGCAAAAGGGAAACCAACTCCTAAAAGAAGCCGAGCAAATCTGCAACACCCACCAATGGGCATTCTGCAAATTCGGAACCATAGACAACGAAGGTGTTTTAATTGATGCTGAAGATGTATTCAATATTACAGACGATGCTTACGAAAGGCTAATCAACTTTTTCGTTACCCGCGAACCAAACCATATCGTATCGGTAATGACACTGCTCGAAAGGCTCGAAGAAAAAGACCCAGACTTTCTTAACAAAATCGAAGCACCATTTACTCCAGTAGCAAAATAAAATTATGGTAACAATTGAAGTAACAGACAAACAAGCACATTTAATTCGGGAAGCACTTGATTTATATGTACGATTGAATTTAGGGCAGTTTGATAAAATTAAAGACATTCCTACAATTCACAAACATATTTGGGAAAATCACAGAGACGATTATCACGACATCGGGAACGATGAACTTTTAAGAGCAAGAAATATTCTTTTTGATATGGATTATGGTTTAAATGGAAGTTACGGAATAAACTCTGACAAAGTAGATGATTTTGCAAGATTGGCTCAAGATATTATTGAGGTTATTCGCCACGAATTTTGGAAGGTTAATCCCAAAAGAAGTAATGTAACAGTCGATAGCTCAATAACTTTAAGAAGTTCATTTGAACCGAATAAAATAAAAGTTTCTATTACAGATAACGACCAAACTTTAAAATAAAACAACCAATAGAACCTCGCAATGTATAGGGAATTGCTTTTTAATTATGGAAAATTTAATCCAACAGATCAACGCAGCTTACGCAGAATTTCAAACTGAATCTGCAAAGTTTTTAGCAGGGAACAAATCAGCAGGGGCAAGGTCTCGCAAGGCTACCCTTAACCTCGACAAACTGCACAAAGAGTTCCGCAAGCAATCGGTAGCACACTCAAAGAAGTAAAACCGGAAAGGGGTAATAACCAAAAGCCCCTTTTTTAAAAACCTAAATAAAAAGAATCAACGAAGCAGTAGAAACTATAAAATCAGAACTTGAATTTTATCTTAAAATTAAATAAACATGGAAATTAAAGGACAAATTATCAGAATAGCACCTGTTGAAACTTTCGCAAGTGGATTCCAGAAAAGGAATATCGTAATAAGAACCCAAGAGAGTTACCCGCAGGAAATCCTTATCGAACTATTGAAAGATAAAGCAGATTTAGCCGATGCACATAAAGAGGGAGACACCGTAACAGTAGGTATCAACATAAACGGGAGAATGTGGGAATCACCAACCGGAGAGAAAAAGTGGTTTAACACGATTGTTGGTTGGAAGATTATCAAGGATACAGCAGCAACAGAGTATGTCGCACCGAAAGAAAAGCAGCCATTTAGCGATGACGATGAAGAGGACGACACGCTTCCATTTTAAAATCTATTCCGGTGAAGTTCAGTAGCCGGATTTTCTAAACCAAAAGCAACCGATATGAAAAAACCTAACACATTCTTAATCTACAAAGGATACCTTATCGAAGACCACGATATGCACTACTTCCCAGTACCAGACAACAGAATACCAAAACTCCAGATTACAAACATAGACGATGATGAAAAGTCAACTATCTACACAGATACAATCCAGGAAGCCAAAGAACTTATTGACGAAATAACCGAAGATCAAGAACCATGAAAGAATTTATAACATTTACAGTAAAACAGTTCGGACAAGATTCAACCGTTACAGCTCACTACTCACAAATCTATGAAATGGATAAACAATTCTTCTGGCAAGGTTTCCCTATAACAACCGACAAGTCTGTAATTAAGTCTAAAATCGAACACGAAACAGACAGAACAGCACCATACAAACACAAAGTATAATCCTATGGAGCAAGCAATCAAATTCTACCTGTACGCTAAAGCAATAGCCCCTTTTGCAATACTCGTAATAGTAGCATTAATCCTACTCTATGCAGCAGTAAAAGATAGAATGAAAAAATAAAAAGCCATGACAAAGACAATAGTTAAAATCCCGATATACTGCTCTACACTCACAATTATTGTAGCAAAAGATTTAAAGTATATCGAGAAGAAATATAAAACTGGTTCTCTGTACGGATTTGGCGCGGTAACACTTAAAGACGAATCTAAATACAGACATTATATCGTTGCTTTTACAGACCCAGAACACATCAGTAATATAGCGCACGAAATCGTACATATTAAAAACTATATATTTTTAGATTGTGCAATGAACGTAGATAGATATAACGATGAACCTGAAGCGTACTTAACAGGATGGCTATTCGATGAAATTTACAATGTTCTAAAACAATATAAAAAAAATAAAAAGCCATGAAGTACCTAATCACACTCCTACTCGCACTCACATCGTGCAAAAACGAACCTATTAAAACATACACCCTAAAAGTCTATTTCCAAGACGGTACAATAGACACTCTAAATATAAGGGGTAATTACGAAATAGACAAACAAGGAAGTTTAAGGTCATTAAGATTCGGATATTACGGAACAGTAGCAACCAAATTTAAATATGTAAAAGAAATCCAATGAATACCAACCACCACTAACCAGGTGGTTTTTTCTCATCAACCCAACAACTAATCTGAACATAACACCAAACTACATTACCGGATACACCACACATCAAAACAACATTAACAATCACCTATTTTATCCCAACACATCATTCATTAAAATAGTCTTAGTTAGACTTGATATGTCTGGATATATAGTAAAGCGGGCGCAGAAAAATCGCATCATACCTGCTCGCTACGAACCCACGCCCTATCCGTTTCATGCTTTCCGTTTTTCAATTCATTTCACGTTTTCAATTCAGCCTGCACGATTATACATACCCACTCATATACTGCATAGTCAAAAGGTATATAAACTATTTAATTTACTTATGTTTTGTGTATGAAAACAAAAGTTTACTATGTGAGATAGGTATTATAACTTATATCCCGTGAAGTAAGTCAGTAACATTGCATCCTATTGCTTTGGATATATTAATAAGTTTATTTAATGGAGTGCCTTCCCTTAATTGGCTTATGTAATTCCTATTAACTTTCATTTCCTTTGTCAGTTCTTCAATAGATTTATTTCGTGCCTTTAATTGTGCCTTAATGTTCTGCTGAATCATTAAAATTGTTTTCGATTTCATTGTGCAAGTATTTATCCGTGCAAGTTTATGATATGCAAGTATCTATCCGTGCAAAGGTAGCACTTTTAATACATAATTTAGGCTGTTAGTTGGTCTAAAACAGTTCAAAAACAGGTAAAAAACGGTCAAAAAAGGGTAAAATAGGTTAAAACCGGCTTATTGTCTTGCATACTTCGTATGATGGCAGAGCCTTTCTCTTTATGTTCATCGTTACCTTGTATTGTAGAGGTTTTCCTGCTATGTTTAGTGTGTGTATGTACCTTTATTAGTGTTTGGGTAGTTTAAATCGGCTGTATTACGTTCGTTTAGTTTATGGTCTTTGTGGTTCTTTGTTCTCGCTGTTGCTCGGTCTTCTCTTTCTTTTGGGTAGTTCCTTTATTTTTATGTTCACTTCCTGCTGATCTGGAATTAGCACAATAAAAAAAACGCCATTGATATTTTGACGTTTCGTGTGTTCTTATCGTTATAAGCAAGCAAAAACCAACCTCGTGATTGAAGTTGGTTTTGAAATTTTTGGAAAAATAATTAATATTAGTTCTTCGGAAGATTTTGGGAACGTCTTCCAAGTTCGGTCATTGCTCTTTCAAAAGCAATATTAAGGTCTATCTTGCTTTCGGTATCTTCAAAAAAGAAATTCACTTTGATTGCTTTTGCAATTTGCAAGAAAGCTGATGGTGTTTGAAGTCCAAACGTGGTCCGTTAAATTCTGGTGAGGAAGACTTTAAACTGTACTTTCTTTACTTTTTCCGTATTCCCAACCATTCTTTTCCTTCGGCATCATAGAAATGAGAAAATTCTGGTGAGGTTTTAAATAGTTCTGCAAGTTCACAATTTAAGATTTCCGCTATCTGTACTAATGTATCCAATTTTGATACCTTCAATCTTCTGTTTAGGCTTGGGTAAGTAATGTTTAAACGTTCCGCTATTTCCTGCAATTGTATCCCTTTTCTTTTGGCTATTTCCTTTATCCTTAAATTTTCCATGTTCTTTCTATTTATGCAAATATATGTATTATTTATGATATGAAAACGCCTATTTATTACAGTTAATTAACACTAAACACTAAAATTATTCTCATTGATTATCAACAACTTACATTTAAACATTGCAGAAAGTTGTAATTTTATTTGTATTGTATTACATAAACCTTATATATTTGCATTAGAAATTTACAAAACAAAAGCACAGCAAGTAAGCAGTAGTATTCGGAGCATTGAATGTTCCATGCAGAAAGCAAAATTCATTGACATAGGCAAGACCCAGCCATTGAAAAAGAAATTATTTCGGATCATTCCCGACAATGGCTCAATAACTTTTAAATTTAACAAAATGGAAACAATGATTAAAAAAGCATGGAAAGCAAAAGTAAGAAGAACAAATCCAGATGTTTATTTTTCAGATAAAGCAATAGAAATTCCAACAATTTCACAATTAGCAGTTAAAGCAATCGGACGTGTTGCAATGGGATTAATGAAGAATTGTGAAATAATCTATTCTGATGATAAAGAATTTGGAGCGCATTACGACAAAGAGGAAAATCATATTTACATTTTCCAAAGAGGAGAACAACTTCAATTTTCAAAACCACTAAAATAAAGAATTATGAACGCCATACAGACAAAACACAGCAACGAAGTATTCGCACAGACAGAATACACCTACTTCTCAGACTTTGTGAAAGACCACATTGCACAATTAGCATTCGGGCAGGTTCTCACCAAAAATAAATCACGGTACAGCGATGCCACCATTCGGGGATACAAAAACTTTTCCGACTGGTGGGCAAAGTTCGAGCAAGATATGGGAAGACCTTTAGAGTTTAGCCATATCATGCCAAAGACTATTCAGAAATTTGAGTTATTCCTACTCGAAAATCAACTAACTAAAAATTCCGTAAGCCTTATACTATCCAAATTGAAAGCGTGCCTAAAAACAGCCTTTCTGGAGGGTATTCACTACTGGAATGGTTCGGGAATTTCCACACCAAAAGAAATAACCACCAAAATTTACCTTACACTCGACAATCTGAAAGCCTTAACAAATTCCGAAACGCAAATAACAAAGGGTGAACAGAGGGTACTTGATGTTTTTATCTGCCAGTGCTTTTTAGGTTTAAGGTACAGCACCCTGCAAAAATTCCTTTCATCACCTTTCAATTACATTAAAACCCTTGATGGTATGATGTACCTGGATATTGTTTCAGACAAGACCAATGAGCAGTCTGTTGTACCAATCGGGCAGGTCGTACAGGACTTAATAACTAAATATTCGGGCAGTATGCCTATGTTTACAGAAATCCACTTGAACAAAGTCATTAAGGATATTGCCAGAAAAAAGGGATTAACAAACAATATCGCAGTCCGGAAGACAATCGGTGGGGAAATGAGCGAAACCTTTTCTCCGATTTACAAAGAGATAAGCTCGCACACCGCCAGAAGAACGTTCATTTCACTATTAAAAATGAGCAACATAGAAGATAGACAGATAATGGCAATGAGCGGGCATAGTAGCGAGAAGCAGCTGAATCAATATAACAGGACTACCAATTTTGAAATGATACGCTCGCTAATCGGGCATGAATTTTTTAACCAAAATATTTATTAGCCAACCAATCACGCAACGAATTACGAAACGCAATGCTTTACCATATCAGGTGAAGCATTTTTTTTATTCTTTTTGTTCGATTTTTTATTGCAGATGTAAAATTAATTATTAACTTTGTCAAAGCCAAACAAATTCAGTACATTTGCTTTTCTAATATCTCACGATATATTTAACCCTACCACAGAGTTTGTTTGGCTACAAAATCGGTAGGGTTTTTTTATGCCTATACCGGACATATAAAGTTCTTTTTTACTTTTCGCTTCCGGTGTTTACTAAGGTATGACCGACAAAAACTCAAACCAACCAACGTATTTTAACAAGGGCAAAAAGTTTCAAAAGGACAAAAGTACAATACCTCCAAAAGTATGCAATGTTTACCCCCTAACAACATACACCCCGAACTGCATAACAAGAAACAGGGATAAAGGAGATTGACAAAAGTTAGCGAATAGTTTGTGGCTAACACCTTTTTAAGGTCTGCAAGGGTCAATTTGTTGAGTGCTGAGTTAGTATAGAATCTAACATTACTTTTGTTATCATTCGAGTAATGAAATGCAAGGTATAAAGGGGAAGGTATGACTAAACGAAACAGATCATGAACTATATTTGCACCGTGACCGCATCAGAGAAAAAGAAACTGAATATAAGATACAGGGAATACTACAAAAATATACTCCTTCAGTTTTTGGGTCTGGAAAAAGATATTTACCCTCATTCAGAACATAGTTTGGTTTTCTACCATTACCCACAAGGCAGAATGATTTTATGGTGCGGTGCAAACAAAATTCAGTTAGCTAAAGAGCGCAGGTGGATTTACAATGCAGATACCTACATTATAAGTAATATTCTGAAAGACAAAAGTTGCCCGAAATTTCAGTAATTTACTTCCACGCCTTATTCACGGCATCTTCAACCATATTTTTATAGACAAAAAGTACAATTTAAAATATATAATTGCAATCAAGTGTGAAAACACCCTTTAAATATTAATTGAAAACATTATGCAAGAATTAACATTAAGTCCCGCAAAACCATTACGAACAGCCATTCTCTACCAACTGATGAAAGAGAAAATAAAAAAGCTGAAAGGGAGTGCATCTTAACCCCTGCCTTCGTATAGCGTCAGCCGTTAGTAGCTATTTTAGAGAAACTAACGAATAGTATCGCCAACCTTTATGCTTTTTGCGTCAAACTCCAAAACAGTTGCCCAAAAAATAGTGTCTTTATTTTTTAGTTGAATATTATACAACCTTCCCCAATCAGTCCCTTCAATTTTTGAAACGACATATTTTGAACCTCCATATTTCTCTATTGGCTCTGTTTTAGCCCTTACGCATCCGAAAAGAAAAACAGCTACTAACACCGTGTATAAGAAATGGCTTGACTTGGTTTTTAATTTAAACATAGTTTTTTATTTTTAAGATTAGTTATTAATTTATAATTCGGGTGTGTTTTTACGCCACTTCCCATACACGCAACCGTTATCTGTAACCGATAACCAAACTATACGTTCAATTTCGGAAACTTATTTATTTGAGGGTTTATGTAAAAATGAAATAATTCATACCAAAAATTTTTATAATTAGAATTAGTTCTTCTCGCTAAATAAATCATCATTTTTTGCTCCATTTTACCTATCATATTTTTTCTCACTAATTCTGTAAAATCTTTAGGAATAGTATTATTCCAATCTTCTAAAAAAATATCTTTAATTCCTTTTGATTTTAAGTTTTCAAGTGCTTCATCAAATGTGTCTGATTGCCTTTTTTTATTATTCATAATCTTTGTTAAATTTCGGCTACAGATAACGTCGGTTTGGTTTCAGCGGTGCCGAATGTCATCAGTAGCACTATTTGTTAATTAATTTAGTTATGTTTTTATACTCGGTTTTCGCTTCTTACCACCGCCAAAAACCAAGCCGTTTTACGTTAGCCGTCATTCTCTGACAACCACGGATATTTAGATTTTACAAAGTCAAAAGCATCACTATAAATAGCGTTAAACACTTCACCTTCTTCAAAAGAAGCATCGAAATATCCATCTTCCCGTTCTCCATTGTTTCCGTGAAAAAATAGTCTATGCCTTAATATTTCTTCTGCTTCTTTCTTTGTTAATTTTTTAGGGAAACTTTCATTTTTTCCGTAATAATTTTCAGTCAAAGCAGTTACGAATGTTCTAATCGTAACATAATGCTCAATTCTAACAACGAACATCGTATCACCTCTTTGTAATCTTCCTTTAATCATAGTATTTTATATTTTAAGTTAATAAGAACGAACGGCTAACACAGTATTGCCGAATAACGGCTTGAATATTATCAGTTGGCGATTTGTGCTTTTTATCTACTCTCGTTTTCAGTAGCTCGTTTTCGGCTTCTTATGCCGTTATTCGGCAATGCCCGAACCGTTATATTTTTTTTGTAGTTAAATACTTAACCCTTTTCTACTGTCCAATGCTTCGTAACATCTTTGGATTTCAACCTGTAAATCCTCAATCTTCGATTTCATATTCTTGTTTTCTTCGGCTTCGGTGGCGTAGCGTTTGGCTAATTCGTTAGTGATTTTATTCAGTCTTTCAACGGAATAATCACTGCAATTAAGGATTAATTCCCGCATATAATCGTTAAAATTCTCATACCCGATTTCTTTCGCTATTTCATCTGTCGCATTTTTTTCTTTATTTTTTTTCCAGCCCACCGCTGCGGATTGAGATTTTTCAATAAACATAACCTCAATATAATTAGTTAGTGAACGATGTTCTTGTTCTGCGAGTTTCTGAATTTTGTAAACCAAATCTTCGTCCAGTTTCCAAGTGAAATTTTTCTTTGCCATAGTTAATCGTTATTAATTTCTTCCGTTTTGTAATAAAGTTTTTCGTAACCGTAACCAGCATTTTCGCTAATTACAAAATCACGAGCCTCATCTTCTGTATCGAAGCTGGTTAAACATTCATCTTCGTTGTAGGTGTCTTCTTTGTCGTAAACTGCGAAGTAAAATTCTTGCTTTGCCATTGTATTGTATATTTAAAGTTAATAATTAACGTGTTCCTGTTTTTAAGTCTTTGCGAGCTTCTAATTTTGCTTCCATTAAATCGCCCATCAATTCATTGTGCATTTGAATTAATTCTGCATCAGAATATCTTGAATAATCAATTTTTGGCAAAGCTGCTTTTTTAGGTTTGCTTACTTTTTTTGGTTCAACATAAAAAGCTGTTCCATCTTCATTTGTAAGATTTGCAAATCTTAACATCAAGTTTTTTACTTCACCATTAAAATCAACTTTTGCAGTTGTAGCATCTTGGCTTATTACTGTTCCAGTTCCGAATATTTTGCTTGTTACTTGCATGATTATCTCTTTTTGTTGACACAAAGATAGGTAAAATACAATTACAATGCAAGTACTTTGCAAAGTATTTTTAAATTATTTTGTTAGAATATCGTAACTCATTGAAAATCAATATAAAAAATACACCAACCGCACAAAAAATAAAGAAAAAAACGACCACATAACAGCGGTTTTGTGCTATTTGCCCCCATCAACATTTGTTTTAAACTTGAAGCCTTGTGCAAGGGGCAAACAGACACAAAGCCGCAAAACGTTATAAGCTTACGTTCCTATCATACGTTAAACGATTTTCCGAGCGGCATTTAGTGCTACAAAAATTAATTGAATTTGTTGTAATTCTTTGATTTTTATCATTCGGAATAACCTCTTTTTCGGTAATAATTTTATTGCAATTTGTGCAACGAAATTCACCCCATTTTAAATCTGATAATTCTGTAGCGATTGTTTCGCCAAATAAATTTTTGTATCTCATTTTAATCCCAAATTTTGTCTTTTAATTTTTTAACATCATCTAAAGTTTTTACATCCATGTGAACTACCCATAACCTAAAGGTGTATGGGCTTCAAGGGTCAACGCTCCAAATAGTGTTGGCAACTTACCTTGATTTTTAAGTCTGCGTCCCACAGACAAATGATTTTTAAGAGCAAAATTTTTAATATTTATGGAAGCATTAACATCCCTCGAAACTACTTCACAACATTTAGGACAAACCCATTCCCTATCAGATAGTTTTAGGTCTTTGTTTATGTATCCACAATTTGCGTGTAGTTTTGATGACGGCTCAAACCTGCCAATTTTAAGGATGTTTTTACCATACCATTCGGCTTTGTACTCCAACATATCAACAAACATAGACCACCCACAGTCTGAAATTGAGAGTGCAAGTTTATGGTTAGCCAACATTCCTTTTATGTTCAAATCCTCAATGCAGATAGTTTGGTTATCACTTATCAGTTTGCTTGAGGTTTTATGGAGGAAGTCTTTACGTTGGTTAGCTACCTTTTCGTGTAATTTTGCTAATTTATTTTTTGTTCGCTTTCCTTTGTTTTTGGAAAACTTACGCTGTACATATTTTAATTTAGATATTGAATTTCTAAGGAACTTAGGATTATCGAAACATTCTCCGTCAGATGTAACAAGAAACGTTTTAATCCCCAAATCAATTCCAACACTTGTATTTTCTTCAATCTTTGCTTTTGGTTTGTTGAAATCTCCAGTATCACATAGAATTGAAACATAATATTTACCTGTTGGAGTTCTGCTGATAGTAGCTTGTCTGATTGTTCCTTTAATGGGTCTATGCAAAACAACATCAATACCTTTTTTAAACTTAGGAATAATTAGTTTACCATTTTCTAAAGAAACATTTTGCGGTATATTAAAACTACCACCATTTGACTTCTTTTTAAAATTAGGAAAATTACCCTGCCCCTTAAAGAAACGAGTAAAAGCATTGTCTAAATTCCTAATCGGTTGTTGCAAAGATTGTGAATTAATTTCTTTTAACCATTCACATTCTTTTTTCAATTCAGGAAGCTGTTTGATTAAATCAAAGCAATTAAGATTAACTCTATATCCTGCGTATGCTGTTTGTTTAGTTTCTAACGCTAAGTTATACACAAAACGACTTGCTCCAATATGCTTATTTAGCAGAATGGATTGGGCTTTTGTAGGATTTAACTTAAACTTAAACGCTTTTAACATAGTACAAATATACAAAAATTTACAGAAACAAATGCTTTTCTTTAAAAATTATTTGCTATCTTTGAGTATGCAAAACACATACCACAAGAAATCACATTCTAAACACTTAATTAAGTTGCATTTTGTAATTGCTGTTAAGTATCGAAAGCCGATTTTAGTTGGTAAAATATCAGACGATATTCAACAATTGGTTTTTGAATGTTGTTCTGAAAAAGGTGTCGTAATAGATGCTATGGAAAGCGACAAAGACCATTTGCATATTTTAGTAGATATTCCACCAACAATATCTGCATTTACCATTATTCACAGAATTAAACAAATCACGACTTTTAAAATTCACAAAATGCACAAACAATTTTTAAAACAACATTTTTGGAAAGAAAATACTCTTTGGTCGGACGGATATTTCGTATGCTCAACAGGAAATGCGAATATGGAAACAATTAAAAAATACATTAACGAACAAGGTTAGCCTTACATCCCACGAGCCTAAAGGCATCGGGGTTTTACGGCTTCAATTATAAAATATGTTGATATAATTGTATTGGAACTTCACTTCTTTCACAATATGTTTTTTTTTAATTATTTGTTTTTTGCAATATCAGCACGCAGTCTAAAGTTTTCATAACTCTTGCGGTTTTTCAATTCGTAAAGGTTTTCAATTCTCATCATTTCGCAAGTCATAAAATCAGCGACTTTTTTTAAATCTTTATAAAACTGCTTTTCCTGGTTTTTAAACATTGCTTTCACTTTTGATTCGTTATCGGTATGCTTTTCCATTACCTTATCATCCGTTTCACTTAAAATTCTGTTAATTGTGGCAATGCACCAAATGTATTTTTTTCTTGTGATTTCCTGCGTGTATATGTCATCATGTGTTGATATTAAATCATCCCAATTATTCAGCCAATTTTTGAAGTTAGTTTTAATTTCAGAATGGGAATCCGTCGTCGTCTTGCTCATTGTCTTGTATGTTAAATGCTTCTTGCGGCGAAGCGGTTATTGTTTTTATATTAATTTCTTCGTCTGGTTTACGGTCAAAAAACTTAGTGCAGCTTGCAAACTGTTGTTTAAAGTGGTTGTTTTCATATTCAAACATTTCATAATACCTTCTACTTTTCCAGTCGTAATAAATCGGGTAAACGCCCCATTTTGCTATACCCTCTGGCTTTACTTTCAAAATATGAATGTTGGTTTGATTTTCTTTGACGATTTCTCCAGCATCCGGATCATCGTTTGGCGTTGGTCTGTGGACTAATACTTGGAGCATCGCTTTTCTATTGTTGTTTTTTCCCCCATAAAATTCATCTGCAAGTGCGAGTAATTTTTTACGGTTACCTTTTTTATCTACCGTTTTAGCCGTTTCAGAAACATGATTTACAACAATATCAAATCGGTTGCTTTCTTCTGCTTCCAAATTTATACGGTTTAAAACCCTCAATACTTCATCTGCTTTAGGCTCAAAATCATCTACATCGTAAATCGGATCTATTACCAAAGAATCAAATTTAATATTATAAAAATCTTCCGCTTTCGCAAGTTCTGAATAAATATTCTCTAAGGTTTGATACTTGGTATTTTTTCGGTCTTGTTTGAAAACGTACAAATGTTGCAGCATGAAGTATTCCGCTTCGCTTGCTTCATCATCTGTCATTGCGTAGTGGTTAGGTTTTCCGTCTGGCCTTAACTTCGTGTAAGGTTTACCCATGTAATAACCGCAAAACTGGGAAAATACTTTTTCCACATCCCCAGATTCAGTTGTAAAGATAGCGACTTTAAAACCGTGTTTCTCTATCATCTGCATTACTAATTCATTTGTAACTTGTGATTTACCGTGGTTAGGTTCACCGCCTAATAACAAAGTACATTTACGACTGCCCATTAAATACTGTCCTTTATCGTATTGGTTCCATGTATGAAAACCAAATCTTACAGGAATTAACTCTCCTTTTTCCCGAAGTATGCGCATTTTCTTCTGCGCTGTGCTTAAATCTAAAAATGCCATAATTTAAAATTTAAACGTTCCAAACCCCAGCAGGAATTGTTTTTAGTTTTTCTTTATCTGGAGTATTACCGAAATCTTTTTCCTTTCTTTTCCATGTCGTAAGTCTTCGTTTAGCATCCCATGCTTTCTCTAATTGAAATCGCATTTTTCCACTTGGTGTTGGCTCAGTCCAGTAATCGAAAAAATCTCTAACTGTATTTTTACCGAACTGCTGAACAAAAGGAACTAAAGAATGTTTAAATTCATCTTCGGTCAAAGATTTAAAAGATTTTTGTTTAGCCGTAGGCGGTTTATCATCTTCTTTCATCTTCTCTTCTCTTATCTCCTCTTCTCTTATGGCATCAGTTTCGCTTTGCGAATTTAATGCGGTCGCATTGCGTTCCCTTAATTCCTTTTGTTTACGGCGTTTTTCCCAACCTTCCTTAGCGTTTTTACTATTCGTTATCCTTGTATTTTCAAATTCATCTAACTGAATAGTGAGGAATTTTATATAAACATTACCATCAATTACTTCGATAATATTTTCTTCGCAAAGCGAATTTAATGCGGTCGCATTGCCAGCGCATAACTTTTGAACGGCTAACTTTTTAGGAAGGTCTCCCAACCTTGACCAGTACATACTACAAAGGTCGATAAATAAACCTTTATCTTCACGGCTTAACATTTGGATATTTCCATTTTCCCAGGCGTTAGGCTCAAACTTGAAATATGGTAACTCCTTAGCCATTTGATTCAGTTTTATTACCTAACATTTCTTTTGCTTCCCCAATTTGCTTTCTTAATTCCTTTGAGAATCTAACAGCAGTGTCAACATCTAATTGTATTTCAGCGCAATTAGGATCACCTACATCACCATCATTTATTTTTATGGTGATTTCTTTAAAATCGGTGTTTTTGACTTCGATTTTGTTTTCATTTTCGTCATAAAATGACAATCTAATATTACCCATATTTTTTACGGTTTTTAGTTTACCGCCAACTTTTTTAAATAAAAAAATCCCAAACTTTGGAGGTAGAAGACTCCGCAGTTTGAGATATTAAAATGAATTTCGTCAATGGTAATAAAACGCTTCTACTCGATTATTACAGTACAAATATACAAATTTGATTCCACCTTTCTAAAAGGGAAGATCACTTGGATCTTCATCCATTATCCCGTTTCCTTTAGATGTTTCTACCATTGCATCTACAACATCCTTTTTCCACGGCTCTTTTACAGCTACGGAGAAATAAGAATTTCCTGCTGCTGATTTTTTCACCCACAAAGAAAGTTCCCATTCTTTGCCGTTAGGATCGAGAATCTTTCCGTTGTAATCTGGATGGGTTTCCTTTTCTTTTTTGTTGTTTTTGAAAATTGCACCATTTCCTGGTTTTGTTTCGTAATTACTCATTGTTTTTGTTTTAAAATGTTATTTATTATTTTGTGTACTTCCTTTTCCGCTTGTTGTATTGTTTTAGCGGTTAATTTTATTTGTTTTTTGCCCGTTTTAAGGGTTTTTTCAGTCCAGTAATGTATATCATCACCGCACTTGTTTAGAACGTATTTAAAGCCCTTATAATCCCTCATTTATTTCCCGTGATTTTTCCTTTGTAAAAGTGCTTTATTAGATAGTTTAACGCCATAATAATTAGGTTTTGGCAGAGTCGCATTAAAAAAATCTCTTGCAAACTGATCCATTTGCAATTCAAAATCCATCCAACCGGAAGTAGTGAGTTCTGTTGTGCTTTGCGGTATTCTTTGAACCTCACCTGTAATAGGGTTTGGTATTTCCGTATAATTGCAAGTAGCTTTCATAATCTCGTGTATTTCTTCGATAGGTCTTATTTCTCCCCACGCTTCATGGAATAGATTTTGAAAGAATGGAAGGGTAACGCCCCAATAAAAAGCGTTCTGTTGGTTGCTTCGCATTTTATACTTTCGTTTTATAACTATTTCAATTTCCTTTCCCGAAAAATGTTTAAATGAATCTGCAATTAACTGTCTGTTTCTTTTTAGTTTGCCGTTTTCATCTACTCGGGAAAGGATTTTAATTGATTTCATTAATATTGGGAGCAAGGAAACCCCTTCGCCTTTAGGCAAGGGGAGGAATTGCCCCAGATTCCTTCTTTGGTTGATATTTTTTGTTAGGTATTTTCTTATATCAGAAAAAAGTTGTATATTTA